GGGGATGGGGAAGGGGAAGGGGAAGGGGAAGGGGAAGGGGAAGAAATTTCATTTAAACCTGTCGATGAAAAGGCAGGGGCTGACGGTATTGTTCATATATTCGATACCTATGTTGTTAAACACTTTAAAACCCAGGATGGGTATAATGATGAGTTAGATATGGGTAAAGCCATTAGTCATTTAAACATAAATAAAATAAAAATATTAGACAATGATGATACATCATTAACAATAACCTATGAAAGATTTAAATCAAATTTAGTACCAAAGGGGGGAACAACATATACAAGCAGTGGATGTGGTATGACACCCGCCCTGCCTATATTTGGGTTAGGTATAAATAATGTTAATATAAATAGTTTATCAGACGACCTTCAAGAACTACACAATAATTTCATTACCCATAATGATATTCACGACGGTAATATAGCTATTAAAAATGACGGAACATTGGCTTTTAACGATTTTGGATTATCCAAAATCATAACGGATGATGATCTCAGGTATTTAATTCAATCAATTAAAAAATCCAAATTAACAAATTTTCTCAAAAAAATTTCAAGAGGCACCAATATTGATATTCTAGATCAAATTAAAAGATTAAAATTGAGAAATCATATAAAAAAAAATGATGTTGGAAATTTTGAAAAAATCCTTGAAAATATGGAAAATGTCGAGGTGGGTCAAGAATGTGACCTGGCACAATTACGTGGACTGTTTAGAGAAAACAATATACCGTTAAATACAAACTTTAGTGAAAGATTAATTGCAAAAATGCTTACCCTAATTTAAAACACTCTCTAATAAATGATTTGATATTTCAGTATTTGTAACTATAGTTTGTATAACATCTTTAAACATAAAATACTGAACAACTGTAATAATCCATACATTAAAAGCAATAATAGAAGAATGCGATATCATAATATAAAGTATAAGTAAAATATTTAGAATAAACAAAAATTTAATCGTTCCTATACTTAGTTTAATACTGTTTACCAATTCTCTCATTTATTACGTATTTTAATCCTGATAATTCATCAAATTTAATTAAGTTTAATTAAATTAAATAGTATATTGGTTTATAAAATTATTTAAATAAATAGAAACTATATTATAAATGACTCATAATATAGTTTCTATAGCCGAAAGAAAAACAAATTTACAACTATTAAATAAGCTTTTAAACACCGAAAAAGAAGCCATTAGCAACGCCTTATTCCAAGATCTCCACAAACCCACTTTTGAAAGTCTATATCTTGAAATTAAACAAGTCCAGCACGATATTCAGTACCATCTTGATAATTTAGAAAATTGGACTAGTCAGCAAATTTTTATTAACCCATTACGCTATCTAACACTTACTTTAACCGGTTATGGAAAGACATACGTCGAATCAAAGCCTAGAGGCAAATCATTAATAATTGGTGCTTGGAACTATCCCATAAATCTTTCACTACAACCCCTAGTCGGCTCAATTTCGGCTGGTAATGAAACATTGGTTGTGTTTCCAGCATTAGATTATACTCCCAAAACGTCAACTTTAATGATTGCGCTATTTAATAAGTATTTTAAAAATAATAAATATATTTCGGCGAAAATAGGTGGTAAAGAAAACATTGCCAAAATATTACAAACTAAATGGGATTTTATTTTTTATACTGGCAGTAGTAAAGTTGGGAAAATTATTTATGAAGAGGCAGCCAAACAACTTACACCAGTTGTTTTAGAATTAGGGGGTAAATCGCCTTGTATTATAGATAAACAATCAAATATTAATTTATTAATAAAAAGAATACTGTGGGGGAAATTAACGAATTGCGGGCAAACATGTATTAGCCCCGATTATTTTTTAGTAGATGAAAAATTCGGCGATGAATTTGTAAAAATACTAATTAATACTGTAAAAGATTTTTATGGAAAGGATATTAAAAAATCTCCCGATTATGCCCGAATTATTAATACCCAAGCATTTAAAAGATTAACAACTATTATAGAAAATGATAAAAGATTTATAGAATATGGTGGTAAATCAGATTTCAACCAATTATTCGTCGAACCAACCATTATCAATTTTAAGCATAATAAAGAGGCATTTTTAAACTCGTTTTCTATGCAAGATGAGATTTTTGGACCTATAATACCGATATTCTATTTTAAAGATATATTAGAAACAAAGGCTGTCATAAATAAATACCCTGAGCCATTAGTTGCATATTTATTCACCAGTAAATGGAAAGAATTAGATGATATTAAATCAGGTTCAATAGTGGTAAACGATACACTCATCCAAATGAGTTCACCACTCCCCTTTGGTGGTATAGGTAATTCAGGGATAGGAAAATACCACGGCAAACATTCATTTGATATATTTTCATACCAACGCTCTAAATTAATCCGATATAAATGGGGTGAAATACCTGCTAGATTTCCACCATACAATGTGCGTTGGAAACAGTTTATTATTAAAATATCCCAAACCATTTTTTCTCTAAAACATTTCGAAAAAATATATCGTTTGGGTAAAAAAATATTATTTATGTATATCGTGTATGTATTAATCGCCTATCATTTAAAATAATCGTGGATCATTAAAATGGACATTTAAATTAATAGTAGGTCATTTAAATTAATTGCTGTTCATTTAAATGGTCATTTAAATTAATAGGAGCCGTTCCATCGGTATTTCTCCATCTTCCAAATGTGCTTTAATATTATTAAAGCCACGTCCTTCATATGTTTTCCCAAATCCATATGGATATCTTTTTAATTCACATTTATTAACCCAATGGGATGTTGTTTTACTATTTTTGTAGGCTTCGATCCTATTTTTTATAACATCATCTGTTTGGGTGATTTTAGGTAGATATGTAATATAGGCAGTTAATCTATTTAAACCGACCTTTTTCTTAGTCATTCCCACATTTGAATGAATTAGTCTAGAATTCCACAAAGTAAAACAATTTCCTGGAATAATCAATTTAACAGCATCGTCTTGGTATTTTTTGTCATCGCATATAATCCAATCTCTGCTATGTTTTACTTCTGTTAGGGAAGATGATGTATGCGATTTTGGGACTACATAGAATCCCGCATCATCTTCGCCAACAGACATAAAATTATACGAACCTTGAACAGAAAATAGGGTATTTTTAGGATTTTCGTCTATATGTAGCCAAGGTTTAGATTTTTGTTGGTTTGAAATAAATACTGAAAATCCATCAAAACTAACTCCTAAGTCTTCAGTCCCATAAACAGTTTTATAAATTCGCTGGATTTCGGGGTTTACTCGCAAATTCCACATAAAATCCGACTGTCCAAATCCATTAAATACAGCCATTCCCTTACCAAACATCATTGGGGCTGTTTTAATAGACCATGTATTATAGTCATTGAAATCAAATCCAGGTGAGACGGTGGTCCAATCTTTTTTAAATAAATTAAAGCTGGCAGTTTTTTCCGACTCTGTTAATATATTTTCAATTACAACATATCCTTCCTTATTAAGATAATCTTTCCATTCTGTTTGAGAATCTTTTTTAAATAGTGGTGGTTTAAATGTTTTTACCATTTGATTGTTAATATAACATATGTTATATTAACAATCAAATTATTCATAATTATTTAAAAAAATATTTTACACTAAATTAATTTATTTTAAATACATAAAATCTAAAATATACAATTTTACAATACACTAAAAACCAAACGAAAATTATCAATCTACCTTTGTAGCATAAATAGTTGTCCAAGTTTTAGCCATTGAAATAAATTCGTCCTTATTTTCTTTATATTGGGTAGCAATCGTAGGTTCCAAAGGATCATCTGGATTTGGGTCATTCATTAAAGATGATATAGATAGCAACACTTTTGTAATAGACAGTGCCGGGCTCCATGAATCTTTAAGAATATCCACACAAATACTCCCTGCCGAATTAATATTAGGGTGATATATTTTAGTTAAAAAATTACATTTTGGGGCTTTAAAGGGATAATTTGCGGGGAAATAAATATCCAATTCAAATATTCCTCCATAATAAGGGGTATCTTCTGGTCCTATAATTGTAGCACGCCAATGATACAAATCATTGTCAATCATCCCAGCAGAACAATTTGTAGGTGGCTTTTTTATGAGTTCCTCTAATTCTTTTTTAAGGCGGAAAGTAGACATTTTATTTTTAATAATATAAATATAATTTGATCAAATTTATTTATATTATTAATTAGCAATATGTTATTATTTTATCCAGAGATAAATGATGGAAATATAGAATATAAATCTACATTAGCAAATATGGATAATAAAAAATTAATTAAATATGCAACCCAACTTAAATATAGAGTGTTAGAGGGCTGTGGAACAACTATTTATATTATTGGTATAAGCGATAAAGGAAGCGTTGTAGGATTAGGGGAGTCATTCGATACTGTAGTATATAAAGTGGATTTATTATGTAAAAATATAGATTGTAGCATTCAATTTATAATGAAATGCTATTATAAATTGGATACCTTTTTAATTGTTAAAATCGTATCCAATTTTAATGTCAATACTCTTCCATTTATTATATAATAAATAGTATTATCTTAAAGTAAATTGTGCTATAATTGAACCTAATATTGAAGCATAGGGCTGCTTTTTGGTATAATGTGCTGTCAATGTAAATAATAAAATAGGTAAAAGGTCTTTATATTTAGGAGCTTGTAGGAGTGAACGTTCGGAATTTATGTTTTTACTTGCTTCCGTATGGCCATCGTCGGTATTAGGTACCGGCGTATGGTGCTTTTCAACGATAGTTTCGATCTTTTTGTGATAAACTCTATTTAAATAATTCCAATAGGTTAATACACTTGATAATGGTATTAGTAATTTTAGTACTGATCCAATAGCTCCGCTTAATTTGTCTTCATTTTCTTCTATAAGATTTGTTACTGTATTAATACCGTTTGGAAGATACTCATCAATCCCCTCTAGTCCTTGAATAAGTTCTTCTACAACACCCTCCAAATCAGTTGCTTTAACCGTTCCATTTTTAATTTTTTTACTAGGTATCATATTTTCTAAATCTTTAACTTTTCTTTTTAAATAGTCTAATTGCTCCTTATCCTTGCCATTGTCCTTGTCCTTGTCCTTACCCCTGCCCTTATCCTTACCCCTGCCCTTATTAGTATCATTATCTAAATAATTATTTATACCATTTATTCGATCAACCATATCTGTCAGCCTATCTTCTAATACATTGTCTAAACTCATTTTATTAAATATATTTTATATATATATATAAAATATATTTTATATATTTTATTAATAAATTAATCATTGTTTTTTGGAGCCAAACATAATCGAATACTTCCCAATGAAGCAACATTATATTTTATAATTAAAGGATAATCGTTCTTTAAATAGAGTTCAATAGAATTGCACAAATTACTACACTTGGTAAAAAGAACCAAATGTTTCAATGAAAAAATACCCTGAATAACATCATCTGGATTATTATTCTGTAAAAATACCATTCCGTTTTGTGTTTCCCCTAATAAAGTTTCCTGTTCAGCATAATCCCCCTTACAACTAAAAATGAGTTGATTTGACACACTTTTAATTTCCATATTATCAGCAATATTAAACATATCTCTAGATATTTTCTGAAAATCGGTTGAAGGCATTGTTAACACCGACTCAAATACGGCCGGAGGGATATCTATGGTTTCTTGTGGTAAATCCATTAAATTTAATTTATATTTAGTTAATGAGTTTTTATCCCCATTCTCAATATTAATTCCTAATTTATTTGTATCATCTTTATCCATATAAAGTGTTAGTGTAGCATTATTATTCATTGTCTTAATTAATTTAAATAAACACATCATAGATATACCTATTGTTATTTTATTTGGACATACAAATTTTTCAAATTTAGAAGCATCCAATTTTAAATGTATTAAAACCGTGTGACTTGGGTCCATCGTCATTATTTTTAGACCAGTTGAATCCAATTCTATGTTAGCATCTGTTAAAATTTCTTTTAATGCCTCTACTAATATTCTAAAAGCCGAAGATTGAACTGTTTTTAGTTCAAACAAATATTTACTTTCTTGACTATTATTACTTTGGTTACTGTCTAATTCGGTCATATACGTATATATAAATACAACGCGTTTTCTTTAAATAAATTTATTTATAATCGTTTTATAAATGAATAATTATTTTGGAGATTATTAAATGAATATTCCTTTAATAATATTCATTTAATATTCATTTAATATAACATTCTTAAATAATTATTTAAGATTTTTTTACCCAAATTACTACTTACATTTACCTTTCTACCAGTCGTTGGATTTATTATTTTATGATAAGCCCCCCCTTTTAACTCACTGCAATTACAATGACCCTTTGGACATTTGCAATTTCCATTTTCACATTTTTTACAGTTGCAATTACAATTACATTTCCCCCCACCTGTTCTAAGTAGTGTATTATTTGGGAAAGCCCCTAAATCAGGACCCATTAAGTTTGGTTTAATTAACTTTCCGTGTGATGTAGCATATACTTTTCCATAAGCAGAATTATTTACATTATTACCTAACCCATATCTATTTGAATTTTTCGCAAAATATTCACTTGGCAACATTGCTCCACCAGTTTTAATACCAGAATTATTTGGATGTATATTAAGATCGTGTCCTACATTATTTTGTTTGGGACTCTCTGTTGATCTATTATTAGCTGTGTTACTATATCTACCAGAATTTCTATTATAATATTCACTTGACATAACTGCTCGTCCTCCTCGTTGTTTAGACATTATATATTATAGATAGATAATATTTTTAACTATAACAAAATTTTAATTAGGGTTATTATTATTTTACACTAATTAAAATAATTATTTTACACATATTTTTCCACATTTATTTGAAATGGGTAGTTCTTTTATATTTTTAAATTCTTCATTAACCACTATTAAAATTTTTTTATGAATTAAATCTAAATCTATATTTTGTTTATTCATTTTAATACCCCGCAAAGATTTACAAAAATTTCCTGAAATATCCATAATTAACTTATTTATTTATTCTTTAAATTTATATAAATATAAGACAATACTCTATATATAATGAATGATATAGTTCTATCAGAGTTTGATTTTAATGATATTAGTTTTAGTAGACCTGATCATATATCTAAAAAAATAACTCTATTTAATGTTAAATATAAATCTAAAAAATTTATCATACAAACACCCAAACTTATTACACACGCCCCTCTATTTAATACAAACAACTGTTCGGGTAGTATGAAATTTTCTATATATAATTCCACTTTTTGTCCAATTTCTAAAAAATTTCTAAAAAATATAGAGTCTATAGATAAATTTATTAAATCAAAAGCATCTTATTTCTGGGAAAAATGCAACCGTTCCAAAAATAATAGAAAATTCGTACCATCTATTTATACTAAACCAAATATTAACCCATCCTTTTATTGTAATATACAAATGTATCGGTATCAACCTACCATATCTATATTCGACCATAACAAGAATCCCCAACCCTTTAATTATCTGATACCGTATTCTAAAGCATATTCTTTAATAATGTTAGAAAGTGTTTGGGTTAAATCTGGTAAAATAGGATTAAATTGGACTGTGTTGCAAATGAAAGTATATCTTCCAATATATAAAATAAATGAATGCTTAATTCGAGACGAAGAAGATATAGAAAATGATATTATAAATGCTAATAATCTACATAATGATATTATAAATGCAAATGATAATAATCCAAACCATATTATAATAAAAGACCACCCTAAATATAAGCGATTTTTTGATATGAAACGGTTTGGAATTCCAGAAATCGTTATTATAACAAAAATGAAAAATGAAAATTTAAACAGCGATTATTTAAGTCAACCAAATTATAAAATTATTATAAATACAACACAAATTATTACAAGTAGTCCTAATTTTTTAGGACAAATTTCAAATAAATCATGTATTCTACGAAAAACAGAACCTGTTATCAATAAGGATAAGGATAAGGATAAGGATACAGAACATCCATACAAAGCATCATTAGAAGAAATCTTAATGATAAAATCTAAATTAAAAAAGAGACTCTTATAATTATTAGATATTGTGATCAGCGATTTATATAATCTATATATATTATATAAATGTATTCAAAAATTTATAATCCAAAAACCAATAGGTATGTAAAAACCAAATCTAAACAGGGTTTATAGCTATTTTAAATAACTATAAAAGCTGGTTAGGGACGGGTTGTTCCTAGGGAGGATGATACCTTAAAAAACAATACGGAATATGTCGAAGACTGGTCCCACCGAGTTCTTAATCGATTTGATACTGTTCGATTTATTGTACAATATGCTAATATGTCCCCAATCTGATAGATATGATATCAAACAGGTTATAGAACATCCTGGCTTACCAACTAAAGTAGTTCCCTGACTTGCTACTAGATTAGGCAGTGCTGTTGTTTGGATGTTTGGACCCCGTGTATAAATTCGACTACTTGATATTATTTGTAACATAGTTTTAATTATATTATAGATGGACTAAAAAATATAATATACATTATTAAAAAATTAGAATATTTAGATTATCGGTCTATAATATATAGTAAAACACTTAATATAAGGTGTATTGTTATGTAATATATTGAGAGTGTAATACTATTCAGAATATATAGATGCTAAAAACAAAATATAAATACTATTTTGAATACTATTTAAATCGTATTATTTAAATCGTATTATTTAAATAGTATAATTTACTCGAATATAGTATAATACTATATATTATGGAAGCTCTAAAAACAGAGATATATAAATTATATGATTTAACTATTAAATTAGATTTAAACGAATATAACACCCTTATCCAAAAATGTGTTTATGAGCATGAAATGTCAGCTGTTGTTTACATATATGATCGAATGAAAGATCAGGGTATTAAACCCACTCCCCACACCTACTCATTAATAAACAAACTACACAGCAAAACGTGTAAAGAATCCAACATAATCTATATTCAAGGACAAGATTATCGTAAACTAGCACCCAGAAGAAGAATTCATAAAATAATGAAAGGATATAATTATAGTGATAATTATAATAATGCCTTACAACATCTAGAAAAAGTTAAAACGTATATTAATTCAAATTCAGAAATTAAAAACTATGGACGAATTAAATTAGCCAATACTATACAGCGACAGTGTAATATAACCTTCAATGAAGCTAGATATATTATTACGAATTTAAAACGAACAAAGTTTTTAAATTCTGAAAAACCCAATCAATTAAATTTAGATTTAAGCAATCATATCCCTATTTCTACAAATATAAATAGACTAAAACAAAGTAATATCACAAACTATTTTAAAATAGCGTAATTAGTTAAAAATATTAATATTAATATTTTTAGTTAATTTACCCAACAACCAATCATCTATTATGTTAGAGGTATCCCGTAATCTTTCTTATTGGCAATACTGTTATGTTGGAAGATAGGTAAACATCGATACACGGAACTGTTTATTTTTAATATACATCACTCATTATAATATATTATTATCGTTGATATTTATTATAATTTATTAAAATATCCCTTATTTTCATCATAGTTTCTTTTATTATATTATCGTCAATAATTAGCGGCGGTGCTATAAATATTCGGTTTTCCCGCATATAACAATAAATTCCCGCATCCAAAAAGGATTTATTTATAGATTCCAATACATTGGGTTTAATTAATTCTATTTCTAAACAACCCAGCAGTCCATTATGTCTATATTCTTTAACAATATTACAATCTCGGATTATTCTTTTAGAAAGTATATTTATTAGCTCCGCTTTTCCACCCACTTCTCTTATTATTTGCATATCATTTTCAAAATATAAATCTAAACACTTATTGGCTATTGTACAAGGTAGGGGATGCCCCGAATAGGTTAGTCCCGTTAAAATAGGTATATCATTGTATATTGACGCCACAGTGTCATTTATAATTACCGCTCCCAATTGACTATAACCAGATGTGATTCCTTTAGCCGTTGTTATAATATCTGGATTAAAATTTTCTTTCTGATAAGCAAACAACGAACCCGTTCTCCCCCATCCACTCATCACTTCGTCACAAATTATTAAGACATCATTTTTTCTACACAATGATTCCAATCTAGTTAAATAATGTTCTGGATATAATATACACCCAGCACTGCCGCTGGATCCTTCAACTATTATTGAAGCAACATCACCCAGTTTTAACAAAGCCTCTATTTGTTTTAAACTGGCATTCCCTCCATCTGACATTCTAGGATTTTCCATAATAGGATTAAAATTATTTACTTCATAGTATTCCTCTTTTTTTAACCGTCGTTGATCGCCACTTATTAAACACGCTCCAAGGGTTGAAGCGCCATGAAACGATTCTTTAAAAGAAAGAATTTTCTTTTTAGAGGTATACTCATTAGTTATAAACATCGCTACTTCATTCGCATCAGTTCCAGCATTTGCATAAAATACTTTCCCATTATTAAAATTAGTTACTTCACACAGTCTGTCGCTTAATTTATCACGCTCATATGTGCTAAATCCAGACGAAATATACGATACCCCCGAATTCATATACTCGTTAAATCCAGATTGAATATATTTATTATTATGTCCTAGATTTACCACCATTAACCCGGAAGTGAAATCAACGATTTGCTGATTTCCACTATATATATATTCCTTATTTGCGCGTGTAATTATAGGCTGTCTCAGTTGTTTCTGTCTTATCCAAGGAACTAATGTTTTTATATTTTTACTTAATCTAATCTGGTTTTTAAGCATTATAATATACTATTTTTATACTCTTTTTAAATCTATATCATTGGGACATCCAATAGGGACATCCATTTGGGACATCTATTGAGACATCCATTTGGGGACATCTATTGGGACATCCAATAGGGACATCTATTGAGACATCCATTTGGGACATCTATTGAGACATCTATTGAGACATCCATTTGGGACATCTATTGAGACATGCATTACTAATAATTTATAAAGTATTTCACTATCTGATTTCATTTATGTTCTAAGAAAAACCCAATTTTAAAATCAGCGGGTCTTTCTTTAATTTAAATCTGTATTATAATATAAAGGCTATTATATTATAAACACTAATGATATCAAATAAAATCTGTTTTTTTGGAGGGACTAGTATTATTTACATATTAAGTTGTTCTATTATATATAAATCTATTATTAATAAATCTAGCGGAATATCAGACAAAGATCAATGGTTGCTATGCATGACACGATAAATACTACAGTTAATGGCTCTCAAAAAGTTGATTATTTGGGTAGCGTATTTTGACAATAACATTATTACCTCAATTATATTATACCATAAATCAAACAATGCTGATAATATATCTTTTTATTATCAGCATTCATTATTTTAACTTATTAGGAAAACTGTTATAATATATCGTAATAAAATAATAAAATAATATAATGAGGTTATTACAGATGTTAATTCTTATAAAAAGATAATTCTTTATATTTTAATATTAAAATGGGATTAAATATTATGTGCGATAAAAATATCCCAGATATTGTATTTACTTGGGCAGGAATTAATAATGATTGTACAAATATTAGACATAGATATAATAATGAATTATATTTTTCTATAAAATCGGTATTAAAATATTTATCGTGGTGTAACAATATCTATATATTAGTAAATAGAGATGTACAAATACCTTCAAAAATATTCGATTTGAATAATATAAAAATAAAAAGAATAAATAGATCAGATTTGATAGAGAATCAAAAATATTCAATTACACAAAATTCGTTTGCTGTTTATAGTGTTGTGGATAAAATACCAAATTTAAATGAAAGATTTATTTTATTTGATGATGATTTTATGATGTTGCGACATACATCGATTGAACATTTTTTTACAGATAATTATCCAATAGTTAGATTGTCACATAGGAAAAAAAAAATATATAAAGATGATGTTATTATTCCAAGCGGTTTAAAAAGACCTATTTACAAATATAACACTTATTCACATCGACCAATGCCTTGTACAAAAGAAATCATACAAAAATTTAGGTGTTCATATCCAGATTATAATTCTTTTGTAGAATCTCACATTAATAGATTTCATAAATGCTCCGAAGATATGTTTATGATTTATTATCAATATGCATTAGAAAATAATATGATACGTCGTAATCCTTCAAAATCTGATTTTTTCCAGATGCCTCATTGGCATTCAAAAAATAAAGTTATGTTCAAATTAGAATTTATGACATATTTAACTATATTTTCAACACTTCCATATAAGTATTTTAACATAAACGATGATTGGTCTAAAGATAGACGGATATATAATAATCAAATGAAAATTGTTAAAAAATTTTATATAAAATTATATGGAATATAATTCTTTAGATTTCTCTTTCTAATATAGATATCTTAAATAATTAATATAAACTATTTAGGATACTTCTTTAATTATACATAAGTCATTTTATGGCTATTAACCATAGTAAATAATCCAATATTATTATTATAATTAATAAATTTATTTATTATAATACTATTTATTTAGTACATTAGGATAGAGATTAATTTGAATGTATATATATAACTTAATAAGTTACCTAAATTATAACCCATCCCCTGTAATAGCTAATCCACCACCAACCGGTACATTATCAGGGGACACCGAGGAGACCGCAAGTCCTATATTTTTGGTGGCTGTCGTAGAGGCTCCAAGGGCTACAGTTCTAATATTTTTTATAGATACTAAAACATTTACTTCAAATTGTCCAATTGGAGTACTGTCATATTGTACCTTAGTTTGATAAAGTGGCACAGTGGGTGTCACAAGCGGATTCTCTCCAAATACCGCTTTAACTACCGCGGCGGTTGGTGCCACCGAGGCTGCATCGGAATCCGTTACGGATCCTGTTAGTACTATTTTAAATGTAATATCTACATTATCTAATTCTAAATTTTGTGCTTCTGCGGTTGCCCCCTGTGATGAACGGTCACTTGATGTTAAATACTGGTTAATAATAGAACCGCCACTATTCACACTACCCTCAATATCATTAGTGTCTATAGTAACTGTTAAGTATCCTCCATCTGCTACTCCATGTAAACCTGTATTTGCTGTGGTGGATTCAGAATTATAGCCAACCATTTTATTTATATGATCTCTTATTTTAGCTCTTAATTTTCCTCGTAAAATGGGATCATTAAGTAATATTTCATTACCGTAGGCTTGTTTAGTTAATGCTACACTTATTGCTAATAAACAAGCATCCGCAAGAGATGTACTCCCTTTCTTTAAAGAAGAATTTAAAAAAGAGTCATCAGTAGTTAAATCAGTACCATATTCGGCAGCAGTTGACTGTCTATTATAAACAGTTGCTGTTCCGGCTGTTCCTACCGCGAAAGCACTAGTTGCCGTAAATATATCACCTACAACAACTGCTTGGCCATCAGGTGTGCTATGACCAACTGTTGTCCACTGAATATCTGTTGTAGTTCCCACTGTTGCTATTTTATATTTATTACCTATCACTATATTATGAAGGTTAACGAGCGCACTCAAATCTCTATTTTGTAAAATATCCGTATTCGTTTTTTTGCTTTAAATCGCTCTGATAAAATAGTTCTAGAAGCATTACTTCTATTTCTATATTCAAGAGGCATTGTGTTTGAAATTCTATTTGGACCATAATTTACACAAGGATATGCGCTTCCAGCTCCTAAAAAATTAGTTCCACTTGAGGTACTGAGAGGTTGGTCCTCACTTTTATTAATATAATCAGCTGTGGACATTCAATCATATGATCTATGATTGTTTTCAGTAGGAGTGGCTGAAATTGAACCTGTATTCGTGCATGATACCATATCTCCAACGTTTAAAACTCTTGTTTTACAATGGAGATTCCGCACTGTCGTCGCTATTTGAAGGCGGGTACCAACTTCATTTTGGGTTTGGAGTGGTACTGTTTCATCCGGCTGACTAGAGGAATTAAAGTCTCACTGATAAGTATTCTCGGCTCCTTCATAAGAAAATCTTACAAATCCTTCGGCAGGAACTACAATCCTTCTAATGTTACTAACATAACTAGTTACAGCCAATCCGTCTCCAACGGTGGCATAAAGACTCTGCGAATTACCAAAACCTGATCCATCAAAATTAACTCCACCCGCACTCCAATTTGCATTCCAACCGCCAGATGTACCATCTGTTGGCTTTTTTAAAGATTTTGACCAATCACTAATTGCCGGATTCTGTACATCCCCGTTCGTTCCTTCTGAATCAAATATATAACTAGAAGCATTTTCCATAATAAAAAATCCTCCTTTATTATATGTAACATCTACTACAGTACCACTTCCTCCCCGTGTAGTGTCGTCAGTCGGTGCTTTATATTTAAATATATGCCCAACTTCATCTACATCTGCTCCAATCTCTGTGAAGGTCTCAGTCCCGTCTGGCAATGTTAATATTTCATAATATCTATCTACATCAAAATCAGCAGCTGATTTACCTTTTTGGGTTGTCATATTTATAACCTTACTGGTACCGATATCCTCAATACTTTTGGCTTTAAATACATCTCCAACAGATACTGCTATGGATAAATACCACGGCGGTGTTGCTAAATATCGATCATCAGAAGGTAAAACGGTTAAAATTCCATATAAAGGACCTGTTGAAGATAGTATTCTAAGTTTTCTGGGAGGGATTCGTTCGAGTTGTACATATGTTGGAGCCAAACGATTAAAAGATTTGCCTAAATGTACCACATTTATAAGAGTCATTAATCAAGTTACCAATAAGTATTCTTAATATTCGCATTCATTGCAATTATGTTATTAATGTAATGTTGGTCCGATACAATAATCTGGGTTATCTGGGTATAACTCATGTAATATAGATCGTATTATTCTTTCATTAAACTCTGTATGGTCAGGATATCTTGCTTTATAAATTATGTGAGCAAAATTTTGAGTTATATTAAGATTGATAAATAATTTGTTGCTTTCAGAATATCCTGCAGCATACATATCTTCTGCAGGATTATCAACTTTAAATTTATTATAAACTGCAAGGTTTAATAAATTATAAATAGATATATAATGTTCATTATCAATTTTATAGTTTAATATACCCTTAAGCTGTTTTATACACATAATTGTTCTAGCTATTAATACAAATACTACTGTTATAAAATTTATACATTTTTTCCTAGGCATATTATCTGTATTAGTAGATTTAGTATAAGTTTTAACTATATTATCTGTATTAATAGATTTATTATCATTCCTAAGAATATTATACGTGTTATTAGATTTAGTATAAGTCTTACCTATATTATCATTAAATATATTATCTGTATTAGTAGATTTAGTATCAGTCTTAAGTATATTATCTGTATTAGTAGATATAGTATCAGTCTTAAGTATATTATCTGTATTAGTAGATTTAGTATCAGTCTTAAGTATATTATCTGTATTAGTAGATATAGTATCAGTCTTAAGTATATTATCTGTATTAGTAGATATAGTATCAGTCTTAAGTATATTATCTGTATTAGTAGATTTAGTATAAGTCTTACCTATATTATCATTAAATATATTATCTGTATTATTTGTAAAATGACGTGATCTTGTGTATCTATATTTTACTAAATTAGTTTTTAAGGAAAAGTTAGAATTTTTATTTTCAAGATTGTATTCTTTAGAAAATACAGCGCTCTCTATTTCTACAGTGTTATCAATAGTTTTAGTTTCTCTATAAAAATTATAAACATCATTATTTATAATTTTAATCATATAATACTAATGGATAATTTATTTTATTTTAATCCTATTAATATTAATGGATAAGTTTTTTTTTTCATTTTTAAATTTAACATATTCACAAATTGAAATTAACAAAATAAAAAAAACACAATATCTTATACAAAAAGAGTCTGTTTTAAAAAATATGATTACAAACCATATCGAAAAGTATCTAATTATTGATAAAGAAGATGTAGAAGATTATGATGAACATATTAAAAATACGTATATGGACCTGCGAAATATATCATCATATATGCAAGAAATAAATATTATTTTAAATGAGCGTGATCTAGAATATCAAATAAGAAACTATTGTAGGATGAAAGATCTTAAAAGAGCACAATTTTTGATAAATAAACGGACGGATTTAGAACAAAGGTTTAATGTAATCTTTTTATTAAAAAAAACTAAACTATTTATTAGAAATGATGAAGTATATATTAATGAATCGAGAATTAATGATTATGGGAGTATTGTTGTATCCAAAAATATTTATGAGTTAGATTTAGATAAAATACAATTTGCATTTGTTAGGAATAATATTAATGATAAATTTGTTACTATACTAGAAGGAGAAGTATCTAAAGAAATTAATGATTACGAAAATAAACAAGAAAAATATGAAATACCTAAACAAAATTTGACATTTTATTCTGGTAAAATTAAATTTACATTTGAACATAATTTTAATAAGATAAGTTTCATAATTGAAGGTAGTGATATAAAACACGGTTATACAAAGTTTATATTTTCTACAGATAAGGTACTATAAATGGAAAATGTTATTTTTAATATAAACTCAGCATTTAGAGAAAAACATTATAAATCAAACGATTTTGTTATAAATATGAGGTCAACAATTAAAAATATTATTTATATAAAAGTTACAAGTGTTGAAATACCTAATGTTTCATACACCTTTAGAGATAGTCTAAGAAATAATTTTTTTGATATACTTTATCAATATGATAATAAAACCTATAAAAGTAAAATTTATATAGGTGAAGGAAACCATACAAGTAATAGTATTGTATCAAATATTCAAGAACAATTCGATAATATAGCTTTAGAATTTGATTTTAATTTAAAAATTACATTAGATACTGTTTCTGGAAGGATATTTATATTATCGGATAAAATAATTTTTATAGATTTTTCTACTTCGGAATTAAATTTTTATTTAGGGTTTTCAAACAAACAATACAAAGGATATAAAATAAATGCGGAAGGTTTATTAAATATTATTAGAACACCATATATTTTTATTAAAATTAATGATATTGAAAATATTATCGATAATAAAGTTTCAAATGTTTTTACAAAGGTAGTTTTAAATTCAGAAAAATATACATATCATTTTCAAAGCTTTGGAGATTTTAATTCAAAAGATAAATTTTTTAGAGGACCAATAGATATAGATAAATTTCATATTAGTTTAGTTGATTGTTTAGGAGATCCATTATATTTAAATGGTATGGATTTTTCAATGACTATAGAATGTGGTACAATTTATGATCGAAAATTGTATAAAAAAATGTTATCTAAGGGAATTCCTAATGGAGATAAAAGATTAAATATTCATTATTAATTATTTTACTTAGGGTTTTCAAAAATGAATATTCATTATTAATTATTTTACTTAGGGTTTTCAAAAATGAATATTCATTATTAATTATTTTACTTAGGGTTTTCAAAAATGAATACAGCAGATTAAAAATCCTAAGTAAAAGGTTTAGTTTAAAGGTGATATTTAATTTAAAATTACATTAGATGCTGTTTCTGCAATATTAATTATTTTTATTTCAATCCCTGAATTTAAAATTCAGGGATTGAAATAAAAATAATTGATTATATTATAAAAGAAGATGGGAGAGAATGATAATAATATGAATTTGCATTTTGACGCTTTGGATATTGAATTAAACCCAGAGATATCTCTTGGCGGAATATATACCGATTTTACGACGGAGGAGTCGCCAGGCACTACACAGACCGCAGTACAATATGATGTTGGAATTCAGGGTTTTTGTGAGGATTTAATACAAGGAATTTATCAGGAAGGTTCTGATGTAAATAAGGTCGAAGCTACTTTATTAATTAATCATGGAACTGATAATACGGGGCTAGCAGCGCAAAATACCAACACTTGTGTTGTAGGTCGTTACTATCGTATAGTAACTTTGACGACGGATCAAACAGGGTACCCCACCAATGATATGACGTTTGAAAATACTACGGGTAACCGGAAGGTAGGTGATATATTTAAATGTGAGGCGGTGAATACGGTTACCGACGGAACCGTCTCAGATATATCTTTTAATAAGGGTGGATGGTTTGTTATGGAGAATCCTAAGACTTATTTTTTTAGCGACACACAAGATCGTAGTGGGGGGTTGAATGTCCTGCAGCATCCCACATTAAGTCCCTGGGCGGCCGGTGCTAAAGCGGACGTTGCCAATGACAACATTACGTGGCACAATGCGGAATGGAGTAGAGGCGGGGTGAATTTAGATCATTCTGGATTTGGTAATACCAAAGGTTTGGTAGCAAACAAGGGAGTTGTCGACGCGGCCAACACAAGCGACCAATCGTCCGGAATACGACTTGTGGTTCCCGCCACTGCTGATCCTATAAATGGTGGTATAGTCCGTTGTACAACATACGAGGGTGCTGAAAATACTTATTCATCTACTGGCGTAAAAAACGCCATTGGGGCACGCGTTTATGGGTCCCCTACGGCTCCTCTAAAATGTAAAACTAGTTTGTTGAATGTCGGTCCGGTCATAAAATCGGATGGCAATGGTACGCCGAATGACGTCGATGGAGCATATTTAACGTATAATCCATTATTTACAAATGACCATGTAAATATGGGCGGCACGCGACAAGCCGGCGATACAACCCCACAACCAAGTGGTAGTAATTTTATACAAACTTCTGCAGCATATCCGGCTATAAATCTTGCAGAGTTAAGTAATGTAGACTTAAAATATAAAAATAGAAGCAGTTTTACCAAAAGTATATTTTCTGAAAGATATATAGATAATGGGGACGACAGCGGCCCCTCTGGTGCGGAAGCCTTAAGTACTAGAGTTTTAGCTGCCGACGTAGACCCGTTAGCATCAGGCTATCACAAAGACAGCACCGGCGCTGCTGATGTCACTACGGATATAAATTTAATCGACGCATCACTCCGTAAGGGAACTACATCTTTAGCTGACGCAATCTTATTAGCTGTAAGTGTTGCTTTATCAAAAGAGGCATATGGTAATGATATAGTTCGTAATGACAAGGCTATGCGACCAACTATAAGAGCGGCCGTTAGACATCATTTAAATAAAATATTTGGATACACCGAACAATCCTCGGGTACAGGGAATGCCGGTCTTACAGACGGAGGTGCTTTGGCCGTGACGATAGATGATGCGCTCTCTAAACCTGCGAATACTTTTGTTAACCAATATTTAACAAATAGTGGTAAAAAAAAACCCGCGTCTGGTGAGACACATAAGTTTGAATTAGATAATGTGGATATTACATTTTTAGTCAAGGTCAGCGGAACAGTTTCAGATTCATCGCAAGCGATAGTTCCGCCAGCCACAGCACGGCCTCCTCCGTCAAAAGAAGTGGTGAAGGCAGTATTTGGTGACTTTGGGCGTACTGGTAGTCAGACTCTTGTAAATAGTGATCCAGGTGCTACCACAGCAGTTGGTGGATTTGTTGTTAACTGTTTAGTATCCATCCGAAATATTAATAGTCGTCTTGTCAATTTAACGCAACCGATTTCGCCTGCAACAACCGTATCAAAAAATACTGCGGGACTACCAATTAATACTATTGATAACACAAGCGGAATCAATGCCCTCAAATGCCCCATTGCGGGTATATCAAGTGATAATGACCCTGATGTAGGGTCTGGATTGATTGTACCAACCGTAGAATCACTAGAGGCTATATAAATTTATAGAACGTAAGAATTAAATTAATAAGTTTAAAGAAACTTTTCAATATGATACTATATTTATTATATTGTAATTTTAATAAACCAACCTACAAATTAATGGGTTCTATACGTATTATATAAAGCTTTATATAAATTTATTCCACTGTAACTACTTTTGCTAAATTTTTAGGTTTATCTGGATTTATACCTTTTACAATTGATAATTTATAGGCCAATAGTTGTAATGGTATAACACATAATAAATTAGCATATGTGTCATTTTTAGGTAAAATTAATTTATTTTTATGTGGACAATTATTATTATCCGTTATAAGTAGTATATTTGCCTCCCTTGATTTTAGTTGTTCATAAATATTCATCGATTTATAATAAAATTCATTGTTTGGAGAAAGTAATATAACAGGAAACCCCTTGTTTAATAATGCAAAAGGACCATGTTTTAGAGAACTTGATGAATAGCCTTCCGCGTGAATATATGTAATTTCTTTAATTTTTAGAGCCGCTTCACGAGCAACCGCCTCCCACCGGATTTACCTAAAATAAACATACTATTTCTATTATTATAAAAATGTAAATAGTTATCTAATTCGTTGTTTGAAATCTCAATTGTTTTTTTGATATCATTCGGTAGTTTTTGTAAATCAGATATTAAAGTTTTTCTAATTTCAGTACTCGTATTGTATAATTGAGAAAAAAACACTGCTATTAGTGACAACACAATTACCATTGATGTAAACGATTTTGTTGATGCTACCGCTACTTCACGTCCTGCATTTAAATTTTCTCTTCTAAATTCAGAGTTAATATTTAAAGTAATATTTTCCATTAGATTATTTTTACCGAAGAAAAACTATTTTCTTATAACCGTTATCTAGTTCTCCATTTGCAATAAAATTCAACTTATCAAATTTAGAATTAACTGTAAATTCTATTTGTTCTGTATAAATATCCACATTTTGAACAGGAATATCCGAATATTTTTCACTACTGTAATTTTTTATAGTCTCCGTAATTTTTTGTAGTCTCCGTGATTTTTAGGATATTATAGTAATATTATTAGCATTTAACACCGAATGAATAAAGCCAAATTTTATATTAACTAAATTTAATAAATATGTATTTTTAGATACAACAATACTTTTATACTTAGAAATATCTAAAATATTTTTTTAATAAAAATATTACATTATGTTTAAGTTCTAATTTTAATAACACCATCTTTATCTTTGCTTCACTGGATCTATTATAATTTCTATATCTTTTTTCCGTGTGATCAATACCCATTGATTTCATATGACTACAAATTTTAGTTAAATATTTACAAGCTAATTTAATATATTCATCATAACTATCAAATTCACTATTATCAATAATGTGAAAATTTTTAATATGTTCATTAATTAAATTTTTAAGTATATCTTCTTGATTAATATTATGGCTCACTTTTTCAACCTTTTTAATACTAACCCAATAGATAATTGGGAGATTAGTTTCAATGAAAGTAAAAAACCCTTTATAAATAATACACAAAAACACATTATTTTTTAATGATAATGTTGTGGATTATTTGCCGACCAATGAAGACTCATTAAGCAATAATATAGATTATTTGCCTACCAATAAATATTCTCAGAATAATACTAAAAATAAATACATTATTACCATTACCAAAAAAATATTAGTATGTTTTTTTATAAGTAAAATCGTAATACTTAATAATAAATATAAAGCCTTTTTAAATGTGGTTGTTAATCATAAAATAAAGAACATTATTTTATAACAAATATTTATTAATAGGCAGAACAATTCTAATAGCATTGTTTATACGGATGTCAATGGATAATTTAAACTGAGTGTAAAATCACCCTAACCTGTTAATTCTGAATAAATCTTGAATCAATATTTATTCTAAATTCACTCATTCTTAATAATAATTTAAATTGTTTAAGTGGTTATGTCTTTATTATTTATTAAAACCATTTCGGTTTCTTTTGTTAAATTTTTATACAATTCTTTATCATCACTCTCAAATTTATCGTGAAAATCGCCATACCGTTTTTGTTTTTCTGGATCTAAATTACTAATTATTTCATGTTGACCATCGATAATACTAAATCCCTTAACAACCATATTTTCGATTACTTGTTTTTTATCCCGTATGTTCCATTTATTTCCTTCCCATACAGAGGCATATGGTAGTTTTTTATTTGTTATTTTAACATTGTGATTTTCAGGATGATTTGGATTAAAATGGAGATCTTTCAGAAATTTGGGGACTGAACTAAAGGGTGTTTTTAACAGATAATTAAAATATTTATGATGAAAATAATCTATATTCTCATTTCCAAAATTATTTAATATTATATTTTGCTCTTTTATATTAATTGTATTGTTCGTTATATTATTACCCACTTTTTCTAACAAGGTTTCCATCTCTAATTTCATCTGATTTTTCTCTAATTTCCATTCTTCTTTTAATAAATTCTCCCTCACTTTTGATTCTTCCAATTGTTCTTTTAAATACATAAACATTGTATTTTTATCTTTACCGTCACATTTTTTTTGATGCGTAAATTTAGACTGTCGGTGTTTAAACTCTTTACCACAATAATCACATCTGCTTAATTTATTTAATTCATCCTCTACCGCGTATGTACCACAATCTTCTTTTACCAATTCTATATTTCCCAGTTCAATTAAATTTTGGGTTGTTCCATTGGTTATAATTAATGTATTATCAAATGTATTGGGTAAAGGATCATCCGCAATTAATTCTGGATTTATATCAAACTCCTCAATTAATATAGATAGAGAGATTTCTGAAAGCACTGGTTTGCATACACGTTTCCTTTTAAAATGGTTTTTAAGATTACCTTTTATGGCACTTGAATAGCCACAACGTTTACATTTATACATTATTATAATAATTAGAAATTAAATTTTAAATAATTAATTTAATTACTGACATATACTGACACTCTAATTAATTTAATTAAATAGATATGATACTTACATTATACTGACGCTCTAATTAAATTAATTAGAAATACTGACATTATACTGACGCTCTAATTAATTAGATACTGACATTATACTGACGCGTCCGTATAATACTGACAAAATACTGACGCAAAAGTTAATTTAATTGACAATAATAGCCCGATACTTACATTATACTGACGCTCTAATTATGTAATTAATTTAACTTTTCAACAACAATCGTAGTCATTTTATGTTTAGAATGTTATAATGGTGGCAAACCTCCTCTAATTAATTTAATCTCCTTAATTAATTTAATAATTTTACCCTATGAAACTAAATTAATCTGTCAATTAATTTTCTATTTTCCAATAGCTTTGTAAATTAATTAGATACTGACATCCAATTAATTTTAGAGGGGGGGGGGGATTTTTAAATTTTAGATAAAAGTATTTCAAAAAAAAAAAGAAGAAATGTTTTTTATGAATATGCTTTATGTTAATGGTTGCATATACACATATATATAATATCTTTTGGATTATGTGATTTGATAATCTCTAGTCCAGGGAGAGTGTAGGTTATAGTATTTAGTTTTGCTTTTAAAACTTGCAAATTATTTTGATCTAAAAAGTTTATTAATCTAACGTTCATTTCTGCAATAATGTCGTGTGTATTTGTATACAATGAAATATTAATTTTTTGGTGATATCCCCAAAATAAATCATCAGATATTTGAATGGTTCTATAATCGGAAGTCATTTTTAAACTTAACAAATTTAAAAATATATACATCAAATTTTAAAAACACATCCACTTACCTACTTAAATTTGATTTATATATAAACATATTTAAGTATATAAATAAATGGCTATCATAGGAATATGTGGACAACCTTTATCTGGTAAAACAACATATATAAATACTCTTGTAGAAAATTTAGGATTAGACAAATGTGGTCTTTTAAAATTAGAAGACTATAAAATAAACAATGGTTTTATTCCTGGTTCATATGATTTTGAAGCATTTATCGCAGATATTAACGTTAATTTAAAGCCAATTATTCTGTTAGAAGGAAATTTTATATTTTCTAATATAAAATTAATTACTAAAATAGATATTAAAATTTACATAGATACGAACGATGATATAAATATGACAGATATATCCAAAAGGTACAGTCAAAACCAATTTATTATTACGAATGGTATAATTACATTTATTAAACCATCAAGAAAATATGCTGATATTATTATATTTCCAAATAAGAGGTATAAGGTTAGTATAGACTTATTAAAGAGTTACATTAATAATAGTTTAAAAATAACATTATAATACTATTTATATGAACGGGAAAAATGATTATAGTAATAATTTAAATGATTTAAGTGAAGAAACACTTCAGAGAGTTAGTGATTTAGGAAATCATGTAATGGGCTCTTTTTTTGATATAGCATTACCAGTATTAAATAATATGGGTGGGATAAATATTAATAATCCTATTAAAAAAACAACTTACATACCTTTAACAAATATTAAAGAGGATTTAACCACTATTAAAATTATAGTACTTATACCAGGATCTGAAAAAGAAAATATTAGCATACTATTACAAAATTCTACGTTAACTATTACTGCCACAACTACTATCGCAAATAATGAATGGGAACATATAGGAGAAAAAATATATGAGAAAAAAATTAAAATAGCAGAAATGGTTACTTCTAAAGATTTAAAGGTTACCTATATAAATGGTGTTTTAAAAATACTATGCGTTAAAAATAATGAAAATGGGCTAAATTGTGAGAATATAGATATAGATTAATAATAGATATAGATTAATAATAGATATAGATTAATAATAGATATAGATTAATAATAGATATAGATTAATAATAGATATAGATTAATAATAGATTAATTAATAATAGATTAATTAATAGATTAGAGTAATTTTAATTAATTTTAATTAATTTTAAAGTAATTTTAATTATTTTAAAATTACTTTAATATAATGGTTTTAATAAATGCTGAAACAAGTAAATATGCGGTTATCATAGGTATCAATTATACAGGAACAGATCTTAGATTAAATGGTTGTGTAGACGATGCGAATGAGATTAATGCGTTTCTTTTAGAAAAGTGTAACTATCAAACTGGTAATATAAAATTATTAACCGATGTTGAAGGTTCAATTCAACCCACTAAAGAAAATATAATTTATGAATTACGAGCTCTAGTTCAAAAAGCTAAGGTCGAGGGTATAACCGAATTTTGGTTTAGTTATTCCGGACATGGTTCTAATGTAACAAATCGAATGAGTGGCGAGACCGATGGCAAAGATGAAGTAATTGTTCCTTTAGATTATCCGACAACTAAAAGTTTAATAACAGATAACGAATTGCATGAAATATTTAGTATGTTACCAACCACTTGTAATTTATTTAGTCTTATAGATGCGTGTAATTCTGGAACTGTGTTAGATTTACAATATGTGTGTAGATTAGATAATAATAATATCCTTTCATATGAGGATCACTCCCTATCTCAACCAGATAGTGTATTAAGTGCTAATATTATTAAAATTTCTGGGTGTCGGGATGAGCAAACAAGTGCTGAAGATTATATAAATGGAACGTATCGAGGAGTTTTAACGTATTATTTTTTAGAATGTCTTAAAGATTTAGATTATAATTGTAGTTCAGAACAATTAATTATTAATCTTAAAACTAAAGTTACTGGATTATATACCCAAATCCCAACATTAACGTGTTCTAATAAAGATATACTAAGTTCATTAATAATGAAAAAATATGTCCCTATTCCAGAAGTTCCTGTTCAGGAAGAGCCTGAAGAAAAAAGAAGACGGATTAAAAAATTACTAAAAAAAGCAAAAAATTGTGCTATTTTATAAATTAAGACACAAACACTGCTCGAAACGTATTAAATAATATTAACATTACTTTTGAACGCCCCTTTAAAAGTAGCACAGATTCAGTCCCATTTATAAAATATATTAGCGTTAATATATTTCTTTTTATATTTAAAGAACAATTTTTAATATTAGATAATGTAATATCTAATATTACACTATTCTTTTTAGATGTTATTAGCAAACGTTCTCTACTTATAATACATATTGCTTTATATGTATTATCGGGGTTAATTAACTCCACCTTAAAAGTGGATGTAATTATGTGTGAACAATATGGACAGATTGGGTTAATTTTAATCCAAGGTTGTAAACATTTCTTATGATAATTATGATTACATTTGATAGTGTATAAATGTTTAATTTTTATGGACAACGTACAGATTAAACACGTTTTACACATTAATTAATATAATATTATTATTTTCTAATATATATAACTAAACATAAAATGACAATTAGTTTAAACTCTAATGAAATTTCGGGCAATGTTTTGTCTAATAATGTTCCAAATGTTTCTCCAAGAGTTCGACCAACATAAATGAATGAATCTTTTATAGGATCGCCTAGCCAAATTTCCACTTTATCTGTAAAACTGCTAAAATACGTTTTAGACAGTATTTTATTTAGTCTATATTTTTCTTGGGTAAGAAGAACATTAGATTTTTGCTTGGAAAGGGTAATATTGGTGAGAAGTTCAGCATTTGTTAAAGACATTTTATACAGATTATACATTTCGTTAAAATCTATAATCTCTAGATTGATCCATAAATCATCCAAATTATTTTCCATTGCTAATATTATTCCTGATTCAATAAGATTGCCAAGTTTGAGAATAAGGGTTAGTTCACCACATTCAATGTGTTCTTTTTTACAAAACATTTTTTTTTCTAATTTGAAGAACTCTACTATTTTGGGATTTGGTGGATGTATAACAATATCTGTATTATTAATGTATGAAATATTATAATTACAATCTGGTTTATTTGTTCCAGATAGTATGCTGTAGGTTTCATCCAATGTTTCACACATATCATAGACTATCATAGTTCCTTCATTTATTTTATGTAGAAATGAAATCATATTATCATAATCTACAGATTTATATGTACTAACTGGATAATTATCATTTGTATTAAATGATAATGCGTTGGCAATAAATGCTAATTGGGATATTTGACGGATCATTTACCATCTTTATAGAGTGATTTAAATATTCAAATTTTTTTTACCAATCTAAGAACAAGACTATCCAACATCAAGACTATCCAACATCAAGACTATCCAACATCAAGACTATCCAACATCAAGACTATCCAACATCAAAACAACAGAGAATCTAATAAGGGTATTATTCCATCATTCCAATATAATTATTAATTATTTTTTTACCCAATGCTGTTGTTATTTTTACTTTTCTATTTGTAAGTGGGTTAATTATATAATTGTATGTAGAATTACCTGGTTTACCAGAACCTAATAAATTAAATGGACCTGGGTTAAGTTTAGTTCCCAAATAATTTGATATACCAGGCATTTGATAATTACCCTGACGTTGCACAGGATAATGTTTATTAGCGTTAGGGGGGGGGTTAGCGGATAGTAAATTATTATGTATTAAATTAATACTGGTTGGCTCAATATGTATAGCACAATGACCTCCAACACACTTATCGCCAATATTTAATCCACCATTTGTTGTTTTTCCTACACTTTGTTGTGTACTAGAATAGCCACCGGATTGTATACCTTGTGTTCTTTTTATTACATGCCGTTGTCTACCACGAGCTATAGAATAGCCACCAGATTGTCTAATATTTGTTGTTTTTCCTTCTGCTAATTCAATTATATTATTATGATTATTATTAAGTATATTTAATTGTTTATTAAGTTTATGGGAGGGCGGGGCCGAGGATATAGATGATTCTTCTAATGGATAATAAAAAGCTTTTTGGGCATCTAAATCATGATTTACTTTCATTATATATACTTAGAAATTAGTTCAAATATTAATTTAATTATATTCTTATAAATAAATGACATTAAACAATCTTATCGAAAAATTGAATTGCGATGTTCCCAACCCCACAAGTTTATTTAATACTGACCGTGATAAATATATAGAACTTTTAAAAAATCAGACATCTATAAATGATACATATCCTTCTATCGTTAATATTATAGGTAGTGATAAATTTGATATGGAGGGTGTAAAACGATTGGAATATATGGTTATGATGGCTGAAAAGGTCGAACGAAATGAGCTTAAGGAGCATGACGCATCGGTAGCAGTTGGACAGGTATTGGTAGATGATATTGTTAAACCAGCATTAGCAAATAAGTAAGTTATAAATAATAACCTATAAAGTATTAGAACTTATAGAGGCTTTGAAATTTAATTATAATAAGATTAAATATGAAACAGATGATTTACCGCTAGATTTTTAGGGGGATATATTAATAGAAATTAGATTTTAAATATCATTGAATATTTAAAATCTAATTATTTATTTAATACTATTATAAAATAAAATAAAATAAATTAAATATTAAAATTTATTTTATAATACTATATAAATATGTCTGAACAATTATATTTAGCAAGAAAAACAATTATTGAAATGTTAGAAGACCGTGGATATAAAAATAAATTTATTAAGAATTACGCATACAGTATATTTAATGAAATGTATAAGAGTTTTACAAACTATTCAGGAGTATTCGATTTAGAAGCAAGTAATAACGAATCACACAAAACAATTGTAAAATTTATTAAGACTATTAACAGTAAATCCCCCAATGATATGGGTATCAGGGATCCATCGCAATCGACAGCAGCAAAGAAGGAAATATTGGATATTTACAGTTTTATTAAAGATACTTTTTTATTAAAAAAAGGGGATACAGTTATTTTTATAATTTGTTATGGCGATGGTTTACACGATGTTCATAAAAATTTGGATAAACGAGACGAAGATCTTCAAATTTTCCATATGAACCGATTAATTTCTAATATTACACGACACGTTCTTGTTCCTAAACACGAATTATTGAATAAAGATGAGAAATTGGAAATAAAAAAAGAGTTTAAATTACCAAGTTTGGATAAATTACCACATATATTAGATACCGACCCAATTGCTAAATATTATAATATGAGACATGGAGATGTTTGTAAAATATACAGACCTTCTAAAAATGCAGGATTGCATATATGTTATAGATATTGTCACGAGGACTATTCATCAGACATATTTTAATAATAATTCATTATAAAAATAATAAATTATTATTAAAGTATTATACAATCAGATTTGGTTTTTACTGGTCTATTTATGAATGAATATTTAGATTTATCCCCAATCGCTTGATTATTTCCAATTGTTTGATTATCCATAATTGTTTGATTATCCCTAATTGCCCTAGTATCTAATAATGGGGTACTATCTTTTATAATTATTTGATTATCTATTACAATTGGAGATTTTATGATATTATTTGAACTACTAACATTAATAATATTACTTGGTAAATTACACATAGGGCACATATAATTTGAGTTGGGTTTTTGATACCATTCATTTAAACACGTCGTATGAAATTGATGTTTACACTCTAATAGATATTTTTGATATTTATCATCTAAATTTTCTAAACAAATACAGCATTCATCAATAGTAGACATTAAATATATTAAGATTAAAATTTTTATAATCAAATTAATAATTTTAATTAAATAGTTTATTTAAAATTATTTCGACCCGTATTATTTCTGCCAGTATTATTTCTGCCAGTATTATTTCGCCCATTATTATTCCCCACCCTTGTAAATCCGTTATCTAAATCATATGATTTTTTCTTATTTTTATTAATGTCTTTATTAATATTAAATTCGTGATTAGAATAAAGTGTTTCACTTTTATTTAAGTATTTAATATCCGCCAGAAGTGTATTCGAATTTATGGTGCTGTCCGAATTCCATATTTTTAATATACAAAAATTTTTCTTTGGACTTATAGATACTCCGTTAATTGCCCCAGCATATTTATCATCCACGCATAGTTGCTCGGCTATACAATACATAAATAATTTAAACCATGCATCGGTACAGTTTGTTTTATCAACCTTATATGACCAATACCCCCCTGATCTATTATGTTTATCTTCCCATTGGGGATATATATTACTTCCATCAGCATTTTGCCTCATTATAAAAAACATGCCTTCATCTATTTTTGGTAGACAGTCATCCCACGAATTTTTTAATACACAAAAGTCTTCAAGACACGAAATTTCGATAATATCTTTATAACTGCTTAAATTCCAATTTTTATCTGAAGGATTATGATACCAAACAATCCATTTACTGTTGGTTTTGTGTTTTTTATTTGTTGTTCCTTCCATAGATATTATACTTTATAATATATTCTTTAAATAATAATCAATTTTATTTATAATATTACTCTTATAATGTCAATATTTCGCCATTTGAATACATTATCTCTATAGTGTGGGTATCATTTAACTCATATAACAACTCCCTGTTAATCAGATTTGTAAATGTTTTTTTACATAATTTATATCCTAAATCTTTGTAAAAATTTCCCTTTGGTCCCGACAATTCTTTAATAATATTTAAAAGTCTATCTTCTTGTACAGTTCCTTGTACAGTTCCTTTATAATTATTTAATGTAACTAGTATAATACTATCGTCCGTATCGCGAAATGCTTCGCCTACACTATTAATATAAAGTGGGAATTTAAACATAGTCGATTTATTCACATTATCGTACTGAATCCAATAGGTTTTATTGTTGGCTGTATAATTTACTTCCATTAATTTATCATAACAGGCAGGTATTGAGTTATAAAAATAGCCTAATGTTAGTTCATTGTTATCCACTACTATTTTATTAATGGTGTATCCTGTCCCCGTATTTAAATAATTATACACTTGTCTATAATATATATTTGATTTTCCAATTACCTTAGTTAAATAGTAGAAAAAATAGTCATTGTATGTGTGTAAAGTTTCTAACGTAAAAAACATTTGTATTATATTATTATTTAAATAAATATTTAAATAAATACTATTTTTTAAATAGTGATATTAATTAATAAAAATATGGATTATTAGTAAAAATATTACAGATTAATAATAAATTTGATAATAAATAATAAATAAAATAATATTTTATTTATAATCAAAATGGATGAAAAGCTTTATTTTCACAAATACACGGAGAATGAATTAAGTTTATTATTAACCGATTTAGCTAAAAATGAAAATTTAAATGTAAATACATTATTAAAAAATTTTGAAATAGAAGAAGCGCTTAAAAAGAAAACTTCTAAATTAGGGAAAAAAGTAAGTGGGAAAGCACTCATAATTATAGAACAAAATAAAAAAGTAAGTGAACAAAAACTGATAGGTTCAGATATAGAAAAGTTAGATTATTACAAAGATGTCAGTCTAATAGATAATGACATTATAGGAGATATTGGATTATTCAAAACAGATTATGGGAAACATCGAATTAAATATAAATTATTAGAGAGTGCGTATAAAACGGAAAATATGGAATCCACTATAGAATTATATTTACAGATTATTTCGGTGGATCCTGTGGGTAAAATTGAAAAAAGAATTAGAAGGAAAGTGGAAAAAAGAATGATAGATTTTAATTATAAAGAATTTCAGTTTGAATCGTTGTCAAACAGATTGCCACCCTTAGATTTTTATAATAACTATGAAAAAAAATTAGAAGATTGGCAAATAAAAATATTGAAACAAATTAACCATGGGAAAGATGTATTAATTATAGCCAAAACATCTATGGGTAAAACTTGGTTAGCAATGTATCCAGGATTAATAGGAAAACGTACATTATTTATTGTTCCAACCAAGCCTTTGGCGTATCAGGTTGCCTCCACATTTAATAAATTTCTTGGGGGGAAAACAAGCCTGATTGTTAATGATATTACAACATTATCAAATAATGAAACAGTTGTAGTGGGAACACCAAAGGAAATAGAAGACGAACTGTCTAATATCGATTGTAATTTTGATATAATTGTCTGTGATGAAATTCATAATTTAAATAATTATGATGGAGATTGTTATGAAAGATTAATTAAATTATTTACACCTAAATGTCAATTTATAGCTTTATCGGCTACTATCGGAAATCCAGAAGAGATTAAGGGATGGTTTGAGGGTATATCTTCTCGTAAATTAGAGTTAGAAATGCATTCGGCTCGCTTTATTAATTTACAGAGGCAAGTTTGGACAAATAATACATTAGAAAAAATCCATCCCTTTTCGTGTTTAACGTTGGATGATATTACGGAATCGTTTCTTAGTTCGAATATTCCTTTTACTCCATACGATAATATTCAAGTATTTAAAGAATTGAAGGAGATATTTGGGGATGATGTATCACACTTAGATATATCCACCGTATTCCCAGAACACAATAAAAGATTGTCACTAAATGATAGTAAGTTTTATGAGGATATGCTTAAAAGAGAACTAATTAAACTTAGAAATACATTTCCAGATAAAATGGTTCTTTTATTGAATAAGTTTAACAGGGATGTTATTATAGAGGACGAGGTTAATTTATATAATTTAGTAAGGACGATTAAGGCCAATGAATTAAGTCCGTGTATAATATTTCAAAATAATACATATTATTGTAAGGAAATTTTTAATAAAATCGTTTATTATTTGGAAAGTTTGGAAAAACTAAATTATCCCTACCATTATGATAATTTAGAATTTCAACAAAAATTATATATGGAATATATGAGTAATTTGGATAAGTTTTCATCAAATATAAAACTTGGAGCTACGGTAGAAAACAAGGCAGAGAAAAAAGACCAATTAATAAATGATTTTAAAAAGGGTGAATTAGAAAAGTATTATAAGAGATTAATGGTTCGTTTTGATAAACAAAAGATTGAAATTTCTAATAATAAAGCACTCAGTGTCAAGATAAAGAAAATCCAATTGAAAAAATTGGAAGGGGAATATGAGAAAATAATAGATAATAACGCCATAAAAAAATGTGATATTTTCCAGAAACACGTCGATTTTACATTGGTTAAAACCCAGCCGATGTCCGCCGAAATGATTAGACAAATTCGTAAGAAAATATCCAATCAATTGAATATTAAAGTAGATTATAATAATTCATTTATTCAGGGATTAAAGAGGGGTATAGGGATTTATACGAATGAGATGCCTGAAATTTATAATCAAATAGTGCAATCTTTGGCACAAAATGGGGACCTAGAGTTTATTGTTTCGGATAAGACGCTTGCGTTAGGAATTAATATGCCCTTTAGAAGTTCCTGTATTATGGGGTATAAGGATGACCAAACATTCACTAAGAATGATTATGAACAAATGATTGGTAGGTCGGGGAGGAGGGGCCAGGATAATGAGGGGCACATTATTTATTGTAATGTTGATTGGAAGCAACTAATGAAGGGTAAAATAGGTAATATAATGGGACAAACACGTGTTTTAAATAATTATAATGTATTAAGCGATATTTCAAAGTATACAGTTGAGGACACCCAAAATATTTATAAAAATTATTTAAATACAACTATAGAATTAACTTCCAATTCTATAAAATATACATTTCCGTCTGAAAACCTGGATAAAAATATAATTTGGAGGTTAAGGTATTATGAGGATAGTGTGAATGAATGGCTAAGACTACATGATATTTTAAATATGGAATATAAGAAGGATTCATACACATCATTAGATTTAACAAATTTCATTGGATTACTTTTGGAAATTTTTATTGATGGTAAGCGAAATGTTCTAATTAAAGATAGATTTTTATCCGGGCGAAGTCAAAATGTATTAGAACAATATAAGACAAATATGGTGAAAGATAGGACAGGGGATTTAGTTCTTATAGAATTGGCCAAAATAACCAGAGACTTATATAACTGTTATATAAGTAGTAAATATTATATAAATTTAATGAATTTACTAAAACAATTATTTGGATCTCTTTTAGAGTTAATTAATAAGAATCAGTGTTTATCTAATTAATTCATCTAACATATATACTAATTAATTATCAAGTATATAATTTAATTCATCTAATGTAAACTTTTTTTTTGTCTTTCCACTATAGGAATGAACATATTTTTCATCAATTAATAAATTATTTATAGATTTTTCGGATCCTATATGGTATAGTTCTATAAGAAGACGACCATATTTATCAAACTTTCCACACTTAACATTAAGTAATTTGGTGTTTTCTGCTAAATATTTTTGTTTTAGTTTTTTATTTAATATACATTCTAATGGACACGTTGAATTCGTACATAATTGAATTAATTTATTACGACATTTTTTAGCTGCCTTAATTTCTACACTGCGGTGTATAATTTTTAGCGATGGTTTTATTTCAGGGGAATCAATATGTGAAAGTCTACAATTAAATTTAACAATCGAATTATCAAGGATAAATACAATTTTACACGTATCTGCGTCATATATATCGACAATTTTACAGGTTGTTTCAAATTCATTAAGACTAAACAGATTAATATCCTCATTTTTAATATTTATAAGTGATTGGGGTTCTTTTAAACCTTTGAACATTTTAAACGCCGATTTATTTGTATTAATAATATAAAAAGAATTTGTATATATATATATATAAATGGATATTAATTCAATTTTAAATAATATACATGTAAAAAATATTACTAAAATTTTAAAAGATGTTGGTGAACGCGTTGAAGGTAATTTAATATGTGATATAAGACCAGATAATTATGTTATTAGCAGTAATGAAAGTAAAATTAAAAATTTACAATATTTATGTAAAAATAAAAAAAAAATAATAGAAATCGGCGTGAATGGGTGTCATAGTTTATTACTAATGTTACTAATAAACCCAAACGCAGAATATTTACTATTTGATTTAGGTAATCATAAATATACAATACCCACATTAAATTATATAAAAACACAATTTCCGGATACTAAAATTAATATGATATTTGGTAATTCTATTGAAACAATACCTGAATATATTCGAGATAATCAAAATAATATAAATTCATTTGATTTAATACATTTAGATGGAGGGCATACAGAGGATATATTTTCACAAGATTATATAAATAGTAAAAAATTAATTGTAAACAAAGGCATTATAATATTTGATGATTATAATATGCATAGAATAAAAGGTTTTATAAATAGAAAAATAAAAGATAATGAAATTATAGAATTAAACGATAAAAATATTATAAAAAATAATAAACATTTTATTTATTCATATTTATAATATTATTTATTTCTTAAAATTTTATAATTATAAGAATTAAATCTAATCAAAATGCAGAAAAATCGGCGTTTAAAATGTTCAAAGGTGTAAAATACTCATAATAATATAGGGTTTATATTATTTATGAGTATTTATCGTTTACATTATTAACTAATTCAATGTATGTTAATCCTTATTATATAACTGGGATTCCAATATCTGTCTACCGCGGATTATCACATACAATAGATTATTATTCCTTTTATTACAACTTTAACTATTAGATTTATATCTAATAGTTAAATAATATATATAAATTTAAATATAATATAGATAAATTTAAATATAATATAGATAAATATTATATTTAAATATTATATTTAAATATTATATTTAAATGGCAATGACATCAATTGAAAAATTATATGCTATACAATCTATTATTGGAATATTTACACAACTTAAAGATATATTAAAACCAGTAGGGGGGATACAATCAACCCAACGGGTTGATGATAAAAAGATAAAAAAGATAAAAAGATACTAAATTTAATTTAGACGAATTTAATTCAGATAAATTAAAATTTAATAAACAAATAAAATATTAGACTATAATATAAAAAGAATGGGATTGAAAAATATAGAAGTAGCGGGAATTGTAGCAACAGGATATAAGGCATTTTCAGTGTTGAGACGTTCGCCTGAAGAAAAACAATTAAGACTGTTGGCTAAAGGAGAAATAGCACATATTAAGGATGCAATCAAATTACAAAACATAGATAATTTAGATGGACGTGATGAAATCAAAAATATAAAATTACAATTAAAAGAAGATATTTTTGATTTAAAAAAAGAAATAAAAAATAAAAAATTAAATAAGGCTACCGAAGATGGAGCCGAGGAATCGGCTGAGGATAATGGTGTTGCCGAAGATGGAGCCGAGGAATCGGCTGAGGATAATGGTGTTGCCGAAGATGGAGCCGAGGAATCGGGTGAGGATAATGGTGTTGCCGAAGATGGAGCCGAGGAATCGGGTGAGGATAATGGTGTTGTCGAAGATGGAGCCGAGGAATAATATTACACCCGTCCCATTCATCGTATAAAAATATTGTTGTCGAAATCAAAAATATAAAATTACAATTGAAAGAAGAAGAAGAAAGAAGAAAGAAGAAAAAATATTAAATTAATTAATAATATAAGTTATTTTATTATTAATTATAATTTTTCAAATAAGTTATCAGTAAATATATTTGGGTTACACAGTTTATCTAAGAATTTGTTTTTTTCGTCAGTAGTTTCCTCATTTTCTAAAGGAACTTTATCTTTTTCTATATTCATAGAACCCATTAAATCTATAAATTTTTCTTCATCAAACAATATATCAATAGAACCAGTCCCACAAGGAACCTCCTGTCCTAACATTATATTAGAAGATACTCCTTGGACATTATCCAGTTCGCCAAAAATGGCCGCTTTTGCTATAATATCGGGTGTTTCCTCAAAAGAACATTTTGCCAAAGGACCTCTGGAACTTTTATTAATCCCGTGTCTATCTACAGACATCAAATATCCCTTATTTGTCATCGTATCAACTAATAATGATAAATGTCGGTGATTCACATATGAGGAAGACTGAGCAAACACTTCGTTTATTTCTTGAATCAATATGTTTCGAGCGGCTTCAATACCCAATACTTCATAAATTTCGTGTATATCATTTGAAAAAGTTTTTGTTGTATCAACAAATGGGTGTTTAAATATATCTATTAAATTAGTACCTTCTGTATCAATAACCCATTCGGGAGTCTTTTCAAACGAATTTGAGTCTATGTTAAATTTGTATAAATATTCATTTTTAATCATAGAGGCATTTGTAATATTATTAATCCCCGTTAATACAATATCATTTAATATAGTGGTTTCTAAAGATTTTAAAATACATATAGTATCCTCTTCTGGACTACAGTCATTTGTTTTTTCAGATAAACTATTTAAATATTGTATTCTTAATATTAATTCAGAAGCATTATCATCAGTAAATGTACAATATATATCTTCCTGTTCTGTATTAAATTTATTATTTATAGCATAATATATATCAATCATTTTAATATTTTTATCGATCATTATTTTCTTATTAAATTTAAATTTTAATATCCAAGGATTTTTAATATGATCTGGTTCTTCAACATCTAATTCCTCAAATTCTTTATAAATTTGCATTAATTTACCATCTAAACTATCACTATTATTATCAAAATATATTTCTGAAGATACAATTAATTGTTTAATAGTAGTTAGGGCTATATCATTTAAAACTTTAGTAGCCAATTCCTTATTTGTGCTATACTCATCTTTTAAGAAAATTGTTAAGAATGGACTTTTAACATTTTTAGTGGCGCTCAACAATTCCTTGAATCTAGATAATCCCCTAGTGACTTGTGATTTGGACGAAACACCCGCAAAATGAAACGTATTCAGAGTCATCTGTGTGGAAGGTTCTCCAATAGATTGGGCCGATATTACACCTACTAATTCTCCTGGTTCACATATCGAATTGAAAAACTGTTGTGTTATATTACCAATTATGTAGTCAAATGCTACTTTATTTAAGGACAGTTCTTGAATTAAAACCTTTGGTGATAAATAACATACCACAAGCATCATAAAAAGTTTATTTTCACTATATATATTATTGTTAATTGTTAATCGTTTTTCTAATTCATTTATTTTTTCTAATATATACATTGGGTCTAAATCTGATTTAGAATCTTCAGTGACGAAATTATTACGTGCATTTGTAATAATTCTTCGTAAATTTATGGGGTAATAGACAGTTCCTCCATCTAATAAACTAAAATTATTAATTTTTTCTATTAAATATGTTTTATCCTGTATTAATTTATTGAAATAATTATCAAATGAGGTATTAACATAGGCAGCCTTTATTTTCATAAATTTTTTATACACCTTTGGTTCGATGTAATGCGACCAATTATCATCGATGTTTAATTTATATTTTTTTTCAATGCTTCTAAAATCCATCATAATTGTTGGTATCTCTTGCTTTTCAATTTTGATCGGGTCCATACCATCTTCCCCATATAAAAATTGTATAATATATCCATCAGCATCTCGAACGGTATAATCAGATTCAATTCTAATATCTTCCATGGCTTTCACTAATTTCCGTTGGATATAACCCGTTTCAGACGTTTTTACAGCCGTATCTATTAAGCCTTCTCTCCCACCCATCGCATGGAAGAAAAATTCTATAGGCGTCAGCCCATTCACAAAACTATTTTCTACAAAACCCCTCGCACTCGCTCCATCATCATATTTATGAAAATGAGGCAGTGTTCTATCCGTAAAACCATATGGAATTCTCTTACCATCAACCGATTGTTGACCCACACAAGCAATCATTTGACCAATATTAATCTCACTTCCTTTAGAACCCGAATTTACCAAATTAACCATTCTATTATCACTATCTAAATATTTAGTTCCTATTTGCCCCGCTTCAACAGTGGCTTTATTTAAAAAGTTCATAACATTCATTTCAAATATTTCGGAATTTGGTTTACCCGTATCATTTTTTAAGATGCCACTGTGAACGTGTTCGATTAATTCGATAACTTGTTTTTTCTTACTATTAATAATTTCGGAAATTTTAGTACTAGATTCATCGTCTGTCATTAAATCACCCAACCCAACACTGAAGCCAGACATCAACATCCAATTTGTCACTAAATTTTGGGAATCATTCAGAAATTCCATTGCCTTTTTATTACCATATTGATTATGAATAATATGGACAATACCCTGTTCTTTTGTTCCTAATATACTTTTATCAAATACCCCATTTTCCACAACACCCTTATTAATAATAACCTTGTTTTGAAAGTTAGGTTGGAAATCATACGACATATTTTTTTTAATAATATTTATGTTTGGAATAATTATCGAAAACAGTGTTCTCCCAGACCATAGATCTTGTTTAGTATCATACTTATATTTAGGGAAATAATCAGGAAGTTCGCTTAAAGGAGTTCCTGCTAATATATCTGGTTTGGGTAAATCGCCTTTAAATGTTTTAATCCATATTAAAACGTCCAATACTTCTCTTTTAGTTAAATAATTATCATACCGTGTAAATAGGTAGGACCCTATAATCGAATCTTGTACTAAACCAATAATAGGTTTATGCTGAGCAGGTGTTATTATTTGTGTTTCTACAGAGGCTAATTCTTCAATTTCAACGGCTGTCTGTATAGATTGGGGAACGTGCATATTCATTTCATCCCCATCAAAATCCGCATTATAAGGTGTGGTAACACTGACATTTAATCTGAATGTTTTATATGGCAATACTTTAACTTTATGGCACATCATGCTCATTTTATGTAAAGAGGGTTGTCTATTAAATAAAACGATATCATTATCTTGTAAATTTCTGTTGACAATATCCCCTAACTCTAATTTATAATTACTAGTATCTATAACTTTCAATGATATAATATTACCATCTCTCTTTCTTTTTATATTCTTCGCTCCTGGCCAAGTGTTGTAACCATTTTTAACGGCGACTGTAAGATAATCTATGTTATATTCGGTTACTATTTCTGGATACGTTAAATTTTTGGCTATATCCACTGGAACACCTAGAACATTTATACCAATATTTGGATCAGGTGTAATTACACTTCTGGCCGAATAGTCAACCCTCTTACCCATTAAATTACCCCTTACTCTACCTTCTTTAGATTTTAGCCGTTCTTTAACCGATTTTAAAGGACGGCCCGACCGCTGTTGTGCCGGTGGTATACCTGGTAAAGTATTATCGACAAATGTAGCAATATGATACTGCAATAATTGATACCATTCATCAATTATCTTTTTATGCGATTTTTGCTCTAATTTATATTTTAAAGTTCTGTTTGTCTTGACAATATCACACAGTTTATGGGTTAAATCATCCTCCATCCGTGTATTATTAGCCGCCCTAACAGATGGTCTGACTGATGGAGGGGGGACCCCAAATACAGAACAAATAAGCCAATATGGTTTACAGAATTTCTCATTAAAACCCATTGCTTCGTATTCTTCTTTTTTAATCCTTCTCAAAATCTTAAGACAGTCACTGGCATCCCAATATATTCGTTGTTTCCCCCCTTCGTCATCATCCGATACGACTTTCCATTCAACAATTAATTTACCCAATCCATTTGGATTTTTTTTAATTGTATTTGGTCTTAAAATACCACATCCATTTATATTTTTCTCACCACATCTTTTTATTTTACTACATAACTCAATAATGGATTTAAACCTGGAAGCTCCTTTCCGCTTAGACATTATATCAATGACTTCCTCATTATTAACATCCACATACAGTTTAGAACATTTCCAACAGACACATTTTAATGTTTGTATAATATATTTTAAATATTGTATATGAAATACAGGTAATGCTAATTCAATATGTCCAAAATAACCTGGACATTGTCTGTTATCTAATTGATCAGTGGGACATTTAGTTCCGTGATCAATAATACCTAATCTAGGGTCAAATAAGCCTCCAATTTTAGGCTTATCATTATCATATGTTTCCTGTGTAAATATTTCAGCCACAGATCTCCTTTTTATTTCTTCGGGGGATAAAATACAGAATTGAACTCCAGTAACTTTCGAAATTCGGGCATTATAGTCTATTTCTTGAAATATTGACATTACTTTATATTATATAAATGTTTTTTTTAAATAAGTTTAATCAAATTTAAATTAATATTTAAATTAATATTATATTAATTTAAATTATTAATACTTTAAAATCTATATATAAATAGATATTAAAGTATTAATTTAAAATTTGATATTATTTATATCAAATATTGTTTAATATAATAATGGAACAAATTCATAATTATAATACACGATCTAAAATAGTGTGTTCGGATCCTAATACAGGTCCTATTACTGGCACAACGGTAACAGATCCTATTACAGATACACCGGTAACAAATACAACGGTAACAGATCCTATAACAAATACGACGGTAGCAGATACAACAAGCAATACAGTCATAAATGATCTAGTTATTAGAGAAAAAGATAAAAGCACCTTGCCTATTAAAACAATAGATTTAAGAACCAATAAAATAAAATTAGAAAAAAATGCTACTGAATTGTTAAAGACGTTAATATTTGAACAAACACTTAATTTAATGGATGATCCAGACTATGAAGAGTATATTCCAATGGAGGGATTGCCTAAAACTGTTATATATATGGAATCAGAGGTTGATTATGTAAAATCGCTATCTTCTGAAGAACAAAATAAGATTTTTATGATGGAACAAGAAATTATAGACTTTAATAAAGATGAAATACCACAACGATTTAAAATATTAAATTCCAGTTTAAATATTACCACAAAATCCACAATAATTAAAAAATTAGATAATTTTTATTCAATGGAAGAAAGTGATAATGAATATAGTAAATTATCACAATGGGCTGACGGTATAAATAAGATTCCCTTTGACATCTATTCTAAATCTTCAGTAACACTTGAAAATACATCTTCTGAAATAATTGATTATTTATTAGATATTAAATCCATTTTAGATGCGTCGGTGTATGGACATACAGAAGCAAAAGAGCAGATATTGCAAGAAATTACAAATAAGATTAGTAATCCTAAGTCGTTAGGTAATTGTATAGCGATTCAGGGACCGCCTGGTAATGGTAAAACAACTCTAATTAAAGAAGGGGTTTGTAAAGCATTAAAAAGACCCTTCGCATTTATCGCTTTGGGTGGTATGCAAAATAGTGAATTTTTATTAGGACACGATTATACATATGAAGGTTCACGTCCAGGGCGTATTGTTGAAATCTTACAAGAATGTAAAACAATGGACCCAGTCATATATTTTGACGAATTAGATAAGTTAAGCGATTCTCCAAAGGGTGAAGAAATAGCAAATTTATTGTGTCATTTAACCGACCCATCACAAAATATGTCCTTTCACGATAAATATTATTCTGGAATAGATTTTAATTTATCTAAAGCGACCTTCATATTTTCATACAATGATGAGAGTAAAATTAGTCCAATTCTTCTAGACAGAATGATAAAAATAAAAACAAATGGATTTAGCAATATCCATAAAGAAACCATTGCTGTTGAGTATTTATTGCCCTACATATATAAAACTATAAATTTCAATGCTTTAGATACCGTATTTTCAAAAGAAATTATACAGTATATAATTACGACATATACAGAAGACGAAAAGGGGGTTAGAAATCTTAAACGATCGCTTACATCTATTGTTTCTAAAATAAATATTTTAAAATTATTAAATGGCAACAGTACAAATAAACCAAATGATACGATAAGTCTAAGTATAAATGATTATCAAAAACCTAAAAATGATTTAATTACGTTTTCTATAAAAAAATTTAAATTACCATTGGAATTAAATCGTGAAATAATCGATAATTTGTTAAAACGTCCAAGTGAAGACTTAACAAAAATGATGATGTATACCTAAATATCTATATTAATTTTCTAATATTCATTATTTTGTGGAATAGATTTATTGTTTCCCCTACTCACTATATATTTCCTTTGTTTTTTTGTAGTACATATACACCCACCATCACACGAATAAGTTGATGGACAACATTCTGGTTTACATTGGTTATAAGCAAACATAAACATATTATTTGGACTTTTATCAGTTCCGTCAATAGAAGGACCGGTAGATCCTTGTGTTGTATAAATATCTGTTAATGGCAGACTATGTCCTAACGGCACAAATTTATTTTTAACTAATTTTTCATTTGAAGGGGGGTGTCTCCATACATCATTTGGGTAATTAGTAAATTTTTCGTATAATATGGAATACGATACCAAAATACATATTAATAATATAACTCCTATATATATTATTCGATCCATTATATATTATAGCAATAAAATTTATTTAAAACTAATTAATTAAAATAGTAATATGTTGATTACTAAAGGACTTATAAAAAAAATTACATTAGACAGTCATTTATATTCAATTATTAAAGAGGGGACATTGGATCAAGGAGGACTAGAACTAGGGACATTAGTTGAAGAACAATGTCAAGGAACATTAGTTGAAGAGCAAGGGAAGGAACTTAAAAATCACCAAAAACTAGCATTAGAAAAACTACACTATTATGAAAATAATGGTAAAATATACATTGATAATAACCAATATATTACTTCTTCATCCGCAATTTATTCAGATACACCTGGTTCAGGGAAATCAGTAACATTGTTACAAAGAATTAATGATGAACCTGTATTAAAAATATGTGAAAAAACCCAATTATCAATTAATAGCAGTTGTGAATTAAAAAATAATTTAGAACAAATTCTATATATTAGAACAAATATTATTATCTGTCCTTATTATTTAATATATCAATGGATAACTTATATTGAGAAATATACCCAACTAACATATTATACTATATCTGATATAAAATCTATAAACCATATTATAAAATATGGGATTAAAATACTTGATAATTATTCTATCATTTTAGTATCGTGTCATTTTTACAACACGTTTATTAATTTAGTTTTGCTGAAATATATGATAAAACCAGTATATTTTTCTAGACTAATCTATGATAATGCTAATAGTATAAATATTAATAATGCAACCGTAATAAAAGCAATGTTCACTTGGTTTATTACGTCGAAACCAGAAGATTTAATATTTCTAAATAATATAAACTATGTATTAAAACCAGAATATAATAATAAACCCTTTATAAATAATAGTTTGTCTCATAAAATAACAAATAAAGCGAATTATAAAAATATATTACCCTATATAAATACCATTGTAATCAATGGTTTAGGTAATGGCAATGGCAATGGCAAAGGCAATGGCAATGGGAAAGGCAATGGCAAAGGCTACATTACAAATTTTTTTACTAATTTATATAATAAACGATACAGTTTTCCCGTAGATAAAATATTAATCAATACGCATACGAATATAAATAGTATGTTTAGAATACCTTATGAAAAGTATGTTTCATATAACTATTCAGCTTGTGTTACCCATACATTTAAAAAATTTGGTGATATAATGGCTAAAAATTCGAAAAATAAAATAATAAAGGTATTAGACTTATACAGCGATAATAATCTAGAAGCTTTTAAAGATGCCATTATAAATACTATAGATATGCTATATAAAAATTTAATACAACAATTAATATATAATAAAAATTATAATAAGAGCACTTATAGATTAAAGGAAGAAATTAAAAAGGTAGCATCAAAAAAAGACGACGTAGTCAATAAATTAAATAATATTTTAAATGAAGAATGTGTAATATGTTATGGTGTAGTAAAAAAACCATTTTTATACAGTCATTGTTGTAAAAATTTATTTCATACAGGGTGCATATTTAAAAACATAACTATCGCACAAACATATAAATGCCCCTTATGTACTAAAGATCTGTGTATTAATAAAGCGGTTATATACAGCAATATTAAAAATAATGTGTTGGGGAGGGACCAACATATTATGAATATTATTAAAAATAGTAGAAAAGTTATAATCTATACTAGAGACATTTTATTTTTAAAATTTATTAAAAATTTATATTATAAATCCGATATGTATTTTTTAAAAGGGTCTTCTAAATCAATTAACACTATAATTAATAAATATAAAACAACATCCAAAATTAATATTCTGTTGTTAAATAGTAAATTTACAGGTCTTAATTTAGAAAATACCACAGATCTGATTGTGTGTGAAAATGATTTAGAAATTCTTAATCTTTGTCAACGCCCCCATCGGAAAACGCAATTAATTGTTCATAAATTATACGAATCTTAGTTTTTCTTCTTCTTCTATACTAATCTTAAAGTAAAATGATAATTAATATAATGATATATTAATTATTATTATTGAAAGTTGATACTATAAAAATATTAGATAAAATATCTAATATTTTAATCTGTTAATAAATAATGAAAACCTTTTGTATTATAGGGTTGGGTATAAGTGGGATGGTATCTGCTAGACACTGTCTAAAACAAGGGTATCAAATAAAAATACTTGAAAAAGAATCCGATATTGGGGGGGTATGGTTGACAAAAACATACCCAGGGATACGGCTCCAAACAACCAAACATTCTTATGCATTTTCAGATTATCCGCATCTTCAGAAAACCAGTTTATATCCAACAAAAGAAGAACTTTTATTATATTATAATAGATATTGTGATAAACACCATATTAAAGAAAAGTGTGCCTTTAATAGTCAGGTTTATAACACCGAATATGATCGTATGAATAATAAATGGGTTATTTATTATAGAAATACTCAAACAAACAACCGAACAAGAATAATTGTAGATTATTTAATTATTTGTAGTGGAATATATAATGTAAAAAAACAAACTATTAAAATAGAGCCAACAAATAATAAAATTATTTGCCCAGAACAACTATCTGACAAGACTATTAATAATTTAACGAATAAAAATATAGTTATTGTGGGAAATGGTCCAACTGGATGTGATATAGCCGAATTATGTCATAAATATAAAGCTAAGAAAATAACGCTATTATATAGATCGGAACGCTGGATATTTCAACGATATTTATGGGATACAGTATCAACACACAATTTTTTATGCCGTTTTAATATGAAAATAGCTAAAATTCTTCCAAAACATATTTATATATGCTTTCTAACAATTATTTATTATTTCTTGTATATTTTTAGCCATAAACGATTGGGACTTAATATTAAATCGCCTTATAATGTGGTTAATAGAGGTAATTTAGTATTGAATGAAACGATGTTAGACCTTATCAATGATAAATCGATTGATTATATTAAAACAAAAACGATTCATATTAATAATGAGGCTATAAATTATACTACGATTAGTAGTAATACTACGATTAGTAATACTACTAAAATAAATTATGATTATTGTTTTATATGTACTGGTTACGATACTAATTTAAATTTTATAGGGTTAAATAAACTGCCCGATTTATACAATAAAATTATACATCCTAAATTAAAACAGTGTGCGTTTATAGGGTTTGCTGAATCATTTAATTGGATACAAGTTTCCGAATTACAGATTAGATGGTATCTTAACTATATTAAACATGAATTCAATTCAACCAAAATAATGCGCTTACTTGTAAATGAACAAAAACCAATATCAGAATATCTATACAATGATTTAGCAGTTAATGCGTATGATTATTGTGATAGATTATCTAACACAATAAAATTAAAACCGAAATACAACATCTATCATATCAAATATTGGTTTAAAGTGGTTGAATTTGATTTTTGGGGATAAGTATGATAATACATATATTCATGATTTAAAAGAGACAATTTATAATTTATCCCAATATCATTTTTATAACACCATAAAGAAGCAAGTATAAATAACTCCTGTTTTATTTTATCGATTTCACTGTCAGGTAAATTTAATTTTATGTAGGTTAACGTTTTCAAAATATTGTATACATTATTTTTAACATAATATATATTATAATTTTTAATCATATTTTCAAATTCTCTAGGAACATTAAAAATAAATATATCGTTTATATATTTGTTTTGGGATTTTAGTTCACCCCACTTTTTCAAAAGAATTAATAACGAACCAAGCATATTATCATCAATCCCTGTAAAATCCTTACATATAAGGTATTTTTCTGAATTTAAATTTCGGGAACTTAGTGGTTTATTTATATGCACATTTTTAAAAAATTGAGTTAAAAAATAAATAATTTTAACCGTAAGATGGGTAAATATTTCAAAAATTTTAATAACAAAATGCCCGCCTTTATCCAAACATCCTAACGCACACACAATTTGTGAGATAATTAATTGATAACTATTTTGTTCTTGATTTTTATAATCATCCGAAAAATCAAATCCACCATCAGCAGTTATTAGATTCGCTTTATTACGTTTAAACTTATTTATTAAAAATTTAATATTATTGGGATTATAAATGTCTCCCGTATTATCTACCCCATACACCAAATTAATACTGGGATTATGTTTTAAAAAATAATTTGCTTTAGCCCAATTTGGTATATTTTTATCATCTGAATTTAATGTCATACATGTTGCTTTATTATTACTGCTATTATGTTTTTTTCTATAATTATATATTGCTTCGACGAACCCACCAGGACCTTCGGCAATACATAATAAATTTAATGGTTTAGTATTATCTATTATATCGAAATTATTTATCATTTCCCATAATTTAAAATAAGCCCTGCTTATTGGCACATACGTTGAAACATTATATTTGGTATTTTTATTGTTAAATATCATTTCATATTCATTAACCAACGATTTATATTTATTCCACACATCTTTATCAATATTATCTATTTCATTCTTATATTTATTTAATATTTTGAATAAGTCTGGTTGAAAGTTTTGTTTATTAATAGTGTTGCTGTTTAATATATTAAAACCATAAATATTAAATACATTATTATTTAATGTTAATGTTTTGGCTTTTAATAAAGTATTCATACATTCATTAGATTATTTATGTTTAAGTATTATTTATTGTAAAGATTTTAATACATCCATAACAACAGCATACTCTTTAATAAAATTTGGATCCGATTTTAGATCGATAAATTTACTTGTAAAAGCTTTTAATATTTTAATAAATTGGGCGGATTTAGTGTCATCTTTAACAATATGTTCATTATCAATTCTTGTTTTAATGAGCGGGTAGAACCTGTTAAATTCTGTTTTTAATTTGATCAGATCTAACTCGGTTACCTTGGATTTTGGCTTTATTTTAAACGTTTTAGTTGTTCCAGATGGTTTACTACTAGTTTCCTCTTGGGTTTTTTTTACAACTGCTTTAGGCTTAGTAAATTCTATATCTTTGGAATAAAGTCCTTTAACGATTTCTTTACACACTAATTCCCAAATACTTGTACTAATTATTGAACCATATTCTTTATCAACCAGTTTTTTAAGAACATCATATTTAATATCTTTTTTATTTAATATTGTTTTATAATTTTTATCGCTTATTCTCAATTTAATAAAATTATAAATGTCAGTCGATTTAATTTCATCCAACGACTGTTTTTTAAATATGAAATATCTCGATAGAAAACTAATCTTTTTCTCGGCATCGTGTAAATTTTTAACAATGTTTTCTTTCAATTTATAACTTTTTGTATAACTATTTGTCTTACCAGCCACCTCTTTCACCATATCATCATAAACCACATCAAACGTGGCGGTGCTTTTATTTTGGGGCAACACTAATTGTTTGCATTCATCGTCTGTTAACAATACGATATTTTTCTCTTTAAGTTTTTCTACTAAATAGTCGAAATTTACCAAGTATTCCGTAATTTCTTGGTTTATAGAACTAATATAAACTCCAATGGACATACCCAACGAACTTTCATTCGCATTAAATTCTTGATTGCTATATTTTTTCTTTATTTTCCAAATTATTTTCCCATCTTTTTCACCTGTAATATAGTCATTTTGCTGTTTGGATTCTTGATTGAATAAGTCAAACACCTTTTTACCATCTAAACACGTTCCAATGAAATAACCATTATTTTTAAGGTTGCCGTCTATATTATCAATTAAATTATCAAATGTAGTCTTTGACTCAAACAAATAGTGTATAGCGAACATTATGGATATTACATCGAATTTGTGAATAGAATAGTTGGTGTTTAATTCACTTGATTTCCAGAGTTTTAACCATAAGTTATTTGAAGGTGTATGATTGAAAGCATTTCCATTTACAATAGATTTGCTTATGTCGCCCACTAAAAAGTTTATAGTTGGAATAGTAAAGGTGTCTGAACGATCTTTGTTGGTTTCTGTGAATTTTTTGAATCTAACACAAGCCCCATCAAATGAATCATAAATATTATTTTTTACAATATCCACACCCACTACATCCGTAATATTATTATAAACCCATTTAGAAATATCCCCTCCCTTACCAGTAGCCAAATCTAATAAATGGATATTTGTATAATTTTTGGATCTGAAATAATCCCCAATATTTTTTATTAAAATATTATTTTTAATAATCTTATTATGAAATTCTTGTAGACAAAATGTGAGGGATTTGTCGCGCTGTTGTGATAAATCTCTCCTGTAGTATTTTTCATCTTCATCGTTATCATCGGGGATATCTTTACCAGTTGTTATCATATCCTCTGTTATTGGATTATTAATTGTTTTCCAAATATTATTAGCTACTTTAGCATCTTGTCCATAAACAATATTAATACCCTTTTTAATATATGTATGGTCTGGATAGTAATTTTTTATTGTGCTTAAATTTTCTTTAAACACATTTTCGAACCCCTTTTTAATACTAATTCCAGGTATATCATCAATAATTTTAAATAATTTATTAAACAATCGCTCTTCAGATTCACCTAATTTCATATTTGGATTTGATTCAAACAATTTAATAAATTTGGATAATAGGCTAAATATATACTGCTGTTGTTTAATACCCTGTTTATATTTATATGTTTTATCTTCACGTGTTCTTAAAGGGATCCATCTAAAATGCGTATCAGATACAAATCGGGGATCTTTATCGCTATATTTTTGATAAGCAAACTCAACAATAGTGTTGTCCCTAATTATATCATTATTATTTAATACCCAATTGCCTAAAATAGGTATTAACGTATCATTTACGGTCCTTTCTCCATGATTAATATCGTTTTGCCAATGATTTCCAAGCACCTCATTTTTGTAATCATCTAATTTTATTTTAGCAATATGGATATCTTTTTGATATGGATAACTTGGTTTAAATTGGGTAGGTAAATATCTTCCCTTTATTAATGAAGTTTTATTTTTACATGGATTAATTGGCTTATCTTCATAACCAGCAACTAATAAATTATAGGTTTTATATTTGCTGTATACTCGTGTATCATTGTTATCTAAACTACTTTTAACTCTTATTTTGGATTTTTCAATTATATTATCCTTATATTCGGACACAACCTCCTTTTCTTCACTTATTACAAAATCTATTGTATTCTCGTAGGGAGGCTTCCATTTTAAATTCATAAACCAGGTTATATTAGCACGTAAATCATAATCTAAATGATCATCATATCCAACGGGTAAGTCACACGGAGTATATACTAATCCATCATATTTATATTTACTTGTTCTTGTTTTAAATTTATCCCAAATTTGTTTAGATCTCTTAAAAATGTCCGACCCTATCCCAAACGAAAACTCTTTTAACGAAATATCTAACATATTACTATAAATGTCCGATTTATGGTAGGCATCCCCTAAATAATCTAATTGGATAGTGTCCAAAACGTCTTTCGCCAGGGATAACCGTGTTTCTACATCTATATTTTTGGATATAAGTGGCAAGTTTCGAACATCTCTATTATTTAATATATATAAATCATATATTTTATACAAATTTAAAGGATTATTATCAATGTTGCTGTCTAAATATTCTCCATTAAATATGGTATTAAAATATTTATCATCAGTTGTTTTAATACTTGTTTTGTAAATGTTAAAATTAGAATCTATTAAAAATAGTCTTCCTAAATAATGTTCTTTATAATAATCTAAATTAGAACTATACTTTTCATTTTTAAGATGATCCAACCCAACGATAAATAATAATTTCCCCAATCCATCTGCTTTATCCGTTACACAGTATGGAATATTTTGTATGGAATTACTATTTTTTTCTTGAATATGTTTTAGTTCAATACTGATTAGTTTAGGACTAATATAATAATTACTATCTTTTGTATATGGATAGTTATTTTTAATAATATTAGTACGTTTATCTTGCAAATCCGTTTTTAATTTGTGGACATCTTCGCTTAATTCGATTATTTTTTTAAAATAATCGTTGTTCATATATTTTTCGACAATACCTTCTAAATTACCATTTTCTAACGATATTTTATTATATTCTACAACATCTTTTAAAATACTTAACTTTCTATCAATAATTTCAACATAATTGTTTTTTATTAATTCTATATATATATCCTTAACATCTTTTGATTCTTTAACACTTATAATATTAGGATAAGTTCTAAAATTTTCAAGAACAAATTCAATCTTTTTTGAAAGGATATCTTTATTATATAGGGTGGATACGTCACTCATTACTTCCAACTCTACTTCATATTGTTTTTCTTGATCAATAATCTTAGCATCCATAAATTCTTTTACTGGGACTTGGACATATTTACCCGAATTATTAATTTCGCTGTTGGATGACCTAACAATAGTCATATCCAGTCGCACATTATCAAGCATAAAGGAATAACGATTTTTTAAACGAAAGGTTTTGTACAATTCGGACATATTGTTATTATGCGTTTTTACAAATTTTATATATTTGCTCCATTCATTTGTAGCTTCAATTTTTAACCCTTGATCTTTAGATATAAAGGATTTTGATCTTTTATCATAGTTTAATTCTGTTTTAGTATTTAACCTAATACCATAATTTTCTATATCTAAAACCATTTTAGAACCCTTTTTATATTTAGTAAACTTGTCATCGGTTAAGGACTTTAGCAATTCCGCGTGGGTTTCTTTAAATAACGCTGCTTTTTTATACAGAACTTCATATTCTACATCTTTTAAATTATTCGATTTACAAAATTTGGATATATTCGTTTCATCCAAAATACTTATCCGTATGGGGAAAGAATCTGGTTTATTAATGTTTGCCGTTTTATGAATCGTTATATCTAAACTACAACTCGTCTTTATCAATTTCCAAGATAAAGGGTTTGTGGTTTCATCCTTAACTTTTTTTAATAAATGACTGAACATCTGAGAGGTTATTATATTATTACTTCCGAAAGTATCTAATCCAAAGACAACTTCATATTCATTATCTTTATTATTATTATTAATTGTATGAAACACTTCTAAATAAGCATTTTCTTCATTTTCAAAGGATATCATAAGTATATTATATATCTATAATTTTTTTTAAATACTTTATCAATTTTTTTTATTAATTATTTAAATTTGTAAATCTAAAATTAATTCATCTTTCTTCTTATTTATAAGACCGTTTTTACCATTTTTTTTAATATTAATACCCTTAGTTTCGACAATTTTTTGTAAATCTTTTAATTTTAATTTTATTAAATAGTCTTTCTCATAATAATTTTCTAAATGTAAAGATTCCGTATTTATAATTAAACTTGAATGCGCTGAATTTCTATGTATAATATATTTATCATCTTTATTCGCAATAATTAAACTGTATCTATTTTTTGAAAACACATTTTTATAATCGATGTACCTGCTTAACACCATCAAATTAATATTAAAATAATCACCTAAATAGGTATAAAATTTATCATTATCGCAGTCATTATTGTAAATCATGCTGTCTTGTAACTTAGTCTTATTAAATCTAATGGATTTATAATTAAATTTATCGTATAAATTTTTTTTATCCATATCAATAGCCATTTTATATTTCAATGTTTTAATAAATATATCTTTTTTCTTATCATTCATAAATATAAAATCATTGTATATTAAGACACATACAGCCATTAATATAGGTTCTTTTTTCGTAACAATTATAAAATTTTGAAAATCTGGGAAAAAGTCAAATGTTGGATTATCATATTCTCTTAAATAATCACTTTTAATATTAAAATTATTTTCTAATCTGGTATTAGCAGGGAAAGGTTTCTCTATATTATTTTTAACTGCATAATTATTACCTAGATTATTTTTAACAACAGAATTACCTGCAGTATTTTTAACTAGATTATTACCAGCAGTATTATTACCTAGATTATTGATAAGTCTATTATTACCTAGAGTATTATTATTACCTAGAGTATTTTTAACTACAGTATTAACAAGTGTATTAGGGGGTTTTTTAACAACACTATCTGAACTTGTTGGTATATGTCTAGAATTATTAATATTAATTAACCCTAACTTTATACTATTTTTAGTCATATAAGGGCTGTCTTGTATGAAATTTGATTTATTTTGTAACTGGTCAACGGTGTTAAAATTATTTATTTTTTTTAAAGATTTACAAATATTGGTTAATGTGGTTCGTCTTTCAATAGATAACATTTATTTACCAATAATAATATAATTAATAATCAAATTAATTAATAATAATAATAATTTGATTATTAATTATATTTTTATACAATTCATAAAAATATGTACGAATACAACCCATTTGATTCATTAAAATTCGCCTTTGCGGCTCAATTTAAAACTGGAAATATTATAATCGATTCTTTAATAACAACTGTTATGATTGGATTTATAACATATACCTATTCATTGCGGCATTATGTTTGGGATTATTATGAACAATTTAAAAATTATATTATAAATAATAAAAAAAACCAAATTTCATTTACGTGTACAGAAACACAATCAACATATGGCTATAGATCTGGGACAATTAAAATGCAAGCCAGTGACGCTTTTAAGGCAATCCTTTTAAATATAAAGGATAATATTCGTAAAGATAATATCACTGGTCTTACGCGATTGAAAGAATTTGTCGCTGATAAAGAAGAGTATTTATTTGATGGGGATAGCGATGATGAGGAGGCAGAAGCAAAAATTGATGACAGTATTAAAGATATAATATATTTAGTTGACCAAAAAGAAATATTTAAAATCAATACTGAATTTACAAAAGATCTTGATTTTAGAATGGAATCAAAAATTAGAGAGAATAAAGAGGGTAAGGAAGATGCTCCGATTGGCAAATGCACAACCTACAAATTAAATATATCTTCCGATTCTAAATCATTAATCTATATCCAGAAATATATTACTATAACATTAAGGAATTATCTAGATAAATTAAATGAAAAAATCAATAATAGTCAGTTTGTATTTATGTATGAGGGTGCTACTAATAATGAGTTAACATACACCACATATCCATTTGATACAACGTGTAATATAGACAAAATCTATTTTGATAATAAAGAACAAATAATGGCACAAATAGATTTTTTCAAAAATAATAAAGATTGGTATGAAAAACACGGTAAACCATATACGTTAGGAATATGTTCTTATGGACTTCCAGGGTGTGGTAAAACAAGTTTCGAAAAAGCCCTTGCTAAATATTTAAACAGGCATATTATTATAGTGGATTTAAGCAAGATAACCAGTCAACAAGAGGCGGATAGAGTATTCTTTTCAGAAATAATTAATAATAAACGCATTCCCTACAATAAACGGATCTATATATTTCCAGATATCGATGCCATGAATTCTATAATATCAAGGGACTTTAAAAAGGAGGAAACGGTTGTAGATGAAAAACGTAAACTTTTACTTGAAAAGTTTAAAAAAAATAATGATATTGACGATGACCTAGTATCTATACTTAATATTGCGGATAAACCTAAAAATAAAAAACAGGCGAGTGAACCATTAAATCTTTCTAAATTATTAAATATTATTGATGGTATACCTGAACGAACTGGACAGATTCTTATTTTCAATACAAACCATCCTTCAAAACTGGATCCAGCCTTAATACGTCCTGGGCGTGTGGATTGTTTAATACATTTTCAACAGATGAATCCTGAAAACACCTATAAATTATTAATGAATTACTTTGATAATAAGGTGCTCTCTAAAAATTCTAGTCATAAAATATTAGAAAGAATCGAACGACTGGGGCGTTTTTGGACACCTGCCGAAATATTCCAGATATGTGCTAAATTTAATAATCTAGATAAGGTTATTAAATTTTTAGAGGGGAAGAAAAAGTTTTGCGTTGAAATTTAACGTATTAATGACTGTTGTATATTAAATGCATACTATGATACAACAATGTGAAAACCGCTAAAACGGCTACTAAAGGGTATGTAATTGGGTTTATTTTATTTTTATAAATAGCAATATAGAGTAAGAGTGGAACAATTAATAAAATATGTGAAGTATAAATTATTAATTTTTTATTAGCACTATGTGTATCTGGGGACAATTGCTCTTTTGAATAAATAGGAGGTTTGAACAATCCAGTTACCGACATTTTACCACGCTTTAATGGCAGATTCTGACAATCATAAAAATAATCATACCAAGCCATTACAACATATGATATTACAAATACAATAAAAAGTGTGGAATATAATCCTAGATTTGTTTGTAGATTCGGTTTATACAGAAAGAGGCTCATAATAATTAATGAAAAAATAATACATTTAATATTTAATTGAAACGGTTTTCCAAATAATCCACCACCCATAATATAAGTCTATATATTAATATAATTGATATCAATTGATATTAATATAATAATTATTTTAATAATTATTAATTAAGATTATCCTTAATTCCAGCAAATTTATCCATTGTTAAAAAATAGGCAAGTCCTAATTTATAAAATTCATAACATCGTTCGGTACAAATATTTCCAACAACATCGTTGACTGTATGTATCTCTCTGTAAATGCCTTTATCAACCGATTCAAATGGAAATGCTACGGGAGTCCCCTTAAATTCCAAAATGAATGATCACTTGATTTATAAAAGAAATATACTGGTTTAGGGATTAAACCAGTATAATTTTCGATTAATATTTTAACTAGTTTATTTAGTTTAGTATTTATAAGCTTATGATCAGATGTTAAACCAATATTTTTATTGTCAGCGAACTTGGGCCAGCCAACCATATCAAAATTAAGATAACTAACTGTATTTTTTTTATTTTTAAGATATTTACTTGAAATAGCCTTGGATCCTTTAACCCCATTCTTCTCCAGTATACAAATGAAATTCATATGTATAATTATTATTAGTTTGGTTTACCAGTGTTCTAAAACATTCGAGATTAACCGCACAGGAACTACCCGAATCATTCGCCCGGGAGCCATTGTATTAATATTATTATATACCCTCGAATCAAAATGACTGCCAATAATAATAGACCGATTAAATGATTTTTTGCCCTTAATTTTAACTATTAAATTTGGAAGAATATATTTTTTATTTTTTAAGGGTTTAGTATTAATAGTTATATTTGGGTTTCCAGATGCTTTTGCAATAGCTTCATATTGTTCCCTCATATAATAAAAAGCGTCCATCGATTTAGGATGTTTAGCATTTCTAGTTTCTTTCGATATTTCTTTAATAGTAGTATAAATTCTATCCATTGTTTCTTGTCCTCTTCGTGAAAGTAATGAATCAAGATTATCTACCGATTGATTATCTTCCGATTTATTAAGACCTAGAATTATATTATTTAAATCAATATCCATATCTTTAGAAGGTATGTAATCTTCTTTACGTAATACAAAACTAATCGATTTTGTATTACGTAAAGAGTCTTTCACATTTTGACTACTACATCCAGACAACTGTTATAAACAGTTTTATTTGTAATGGATTTTTTAATTATAAGTGATTTCTACGTATATAATAATGGTATTGATAATAGAATATTTTTACTCATATATATATTATTTTAGATATTATATTAAATTAACATTAAATTAACATTAAATTAACATTAAATTAACATTAAATTAACATTAAATTAACATTAAATTAACATTATTATTTTAAAATAATTTTCTTTGGTAAATTTTTTTAACATATAGCATTCCAGACGTCATCGCATATAGTATTTTGTTCGACGAGAGACCTATTGTTTATCTGTTGTAAATAATAATACTAGATTAATACCCAATAAAAGTTAATTAAATAAATATTTGTTATTTTCTCTATATTATTATATGAATGGAAATGTAAGTAATATAAATCATGTTTTGCATTTCATTATTGGTGCGATTAGTTTTAAAATTCCCTATATTACTGCAGGTTTTATATTATATCAATTAATAGATGGTTTTAAATTTAATTATGAAGTAGTTAGGACGGGTAAAGTTACGGATGATATACCATTAGATTTTTTATTTTTTTCTTTAGGTGAATTATCAGTAAGATATATTACAAAAAAATTTAAAAAATGATAATAATATAGATAATGACTATATTATGTTGACTATTATTGGTTCAAAGAAGACCGGTAGAATACCACATTTTAACATTAACATTATTATTTTAACATTATTATTTTAACATTATTTTCTCCAGCAAATTTTTTAACCAGATCATTATTTTTATAGTCTTGATAGTAATAAATTGTTTTAATATGTGAAGCAACTATCGATTTAAAACAATTTAAGCATGGGTAGTGTGTAATATATATTGAACTATTTTTAACAGATACCATCCTAGACGCAGCATCGCATATAGAGTTTTGTTCAGCGTGGACGGTTGCTTGTTCATGATTATCAATAACAATAGATGTGTGGTCAGCACCCGGTAAAAATCCATTATATCCAGTAGATATAATCCGATTATTTTCAACAATAACCGCTCCCACTTTTAATCGTTCGCAACTGGAACGCTGTGATACCAGAATGGCTATGCTCATAAAATATTCTTCCCAATTTGGTCGAGTATTTTGTGTGCCTATAAAATTATTAAATTCGGTCAAAGTATTTACAGCAGACATTTTATAATATTATTTTATTATTTTTAAATCTATATATAATATATGGATTTAAATACTATAGCTTATTTCAATAAAGAAATGACTAAAGAACATTTGGAAAAATTAAGAAATGGTCGTGTTGATATGAATGGTAATAGCCGGGATGTTAACAATTTTCCATTATATGAAACATCTAATAGTGGAAACACTTTATATAAATCGGAAGCATTAAAAAGTATAAAAAGTACTGATTCGGTAAAGTCCAGTTTTTTTTCAGATGATAATATGGACAAACTTCTAAATTTAATAAAATATAAAGTGTGGAAAAATTCTAATAAAGTATATAATGACGAGCTATTATCTAGACTTAACTATTTAATGACTTCCATTTATAAAGATAATACCACATTGGAGGACCTGAATGATACAGTTGTTAGAGAATATTTAGTGTATTTACGGAATGGACCGGTTGATGTAACTGAAAATAAAGACCAAAAACATAAATTTCCATTATATGAAGAAGTAAATTCAGGAAATTCTAATTATAAAGCAGAAGCCTTAAAAAGTATTTTAACACATTATGATGAACCATTGCATAATGTATATTTTTCACAAAAAAATATAGATTTAATACAAAATATGATTATACATAAAGTTTGGAAAACATCTGAAAGTAGATACGTTATAGGAAGACAATCAGATCGCGAATTAAAATTAATAATGAGGTCTATATTTTTACAACATGGTAATTATAATAAAATAAATATTAGACAACAAATAATAAAATTAAATAATTTAGTTTATGTCTATTGTGTTCCAAATATACTATCAAATCTACAACAGTTTATAACATATAAGCGAGATGTGAATTATTTACCAGTTCCTTTACAACATCCAATAAATTTATCAATTAAAGGATCTAAATATTAAGGGACATAGATATTTAAGGGTATATATATTAAGGGCATAGATATTAAAGGGCATAGATATTAAAGACATTAATATTAAGAATCTAAATAATTAAAATAAAATATATAATATATAATATATGGATACGTTCACTATAATTCTAGTTGTATTAAGTATAATATTTTTATCATATTATTATTATAAACAATATAAAAATTGGAAAGATACACAAGACAAATTAACTTGGCCTGTCGAATATAATAAATGTCCAGATTATTGGGAACACGATGGACACCATATATGTAAAAATGTTAATAACCTTGGGAGATGCCCTCTTAATAATAAGGGTAAATTAAATAAAAATGGAGATGTTGATTTTAAATTAGTATCTAATATTCCAGATAATACCAATATCGAAAAATTAGATCAGAGTATGAATAGTGGAGAAAGTTTAATGAAAAAATGTAAATGGTCAAAACAGTGTAATACTACTTGGGAAGGGGTTGATAAGTTATGCGCTTAAAAACAATTTATTAATAGATTATAATGAGCAGTCTATGGATTGATAAATATAAACCACAAAGTATTGATGAATTAGTAAATAATGATGAAAATATAGAAAAAATTAGAAAATGGTTAAAAATATTTATTAATAATAAAAAGGGAAAATATAAGGATTTTAGTAATGGATTATTTATTTATGGCGATTTGTCAATAGGTAAAAAAAGTTGTATTAAATTATTATTAGAAGAATTTGATTATCAAATAAAATATATAGAGTTTAGCACAAGTTTAACAATTAAGAATCAATTTGATTCTGTAGATTTTTTATCTATGAATAAAATTTTTAATAATAAAAAAAAAATAGGGATTTGCGTAAGTAATGTAGATTATATAATTTCTAGCACTAAATCTTCTGTTAAATTTTTAACAGATTATGTGTGTAAAAGTGAATTAAATAAATCCCCCGTAATTTTTATTGCCAGCAGTATTGATTCCAGTAATAAGAATTTAGCCAAAGAGTGTATCACAATTTCTTTTAATAAACCAAATGATAACAATATAGAAGAATTTATAATACGGATTTCAGAAAAAGAGGGTATTAATTTTAGTTTACCTGTCCCTAAAGCTATTATAGATGCTTGTCAACAAGATTATAGAAGAACCCTTTACATATTAGAAAATATTAAACTTTATTATAAAAATAAAGTGCTAACAGAGAATGATTATAAAAATGTAATAAACACTTTTTTGAAAAAGGATTTAACATTAGATCTTAATAACGCATTTGAATTGTTAATTAAAAAAAAAAATGTATCAATGGATAAGGCTTTAAATGCATATTCACAAAATATAATAAAACTGCCATTTTTAATTCACGAAAATATCGTGCGAAATATTAAAACAAATACTACTGGGGCAAGTAAAGATAAATTAAGTAAAATATACAATTATTACGAATATCTATGCGATGCTTATAAAATTCAGACTAAAATTTTAACGAATCATACGTGGGAATTATGCGATTATGTGGGGATATTATCTTGCTACAGTGCTAATTTATTATTAAATACCGATACGAGTAAAAAAAAACGACCAACCACAACGGTGGTATCTCCTATATTTAGTAAAATAAACTATAAATTTTATAATTTAAAATTTGTAAATGATATATGTAAAAGATTGAATTTAAGCATACAAAATTTTCAAAATTTTACATATAAAATTTATAATTTATATGTCCTGACCAAAATATTTACTGATGAAGCAACCGAGTATAAAGCATATCTTAAAAGTAAAAACTTTTATTTTATAGATTTAGATAAATCGGTAAAATTAAGCTATCTATACGATGACTACCGAGCATTATGGGTTCAACAAAAGAGAAAAGTAGAAAAATTTTTTAGATAGGATTTTCAAAGGATTTAGGAAAAAAATATAATAGATATTATATAGGTATTATGGATAAGCGTGATGAATATGGATTCCTAAAAAAATATAATTATGATCGAACGCTAGATTACCCTGTCAAAAAATCCTCTCTAAATATAAAAAAAATAGTATTATACACATTATTAATATTAACAATCATATTAAGTATAAGTTCGATGTCATTATCTGGGTATATTGCGTGGAATCAGTTTTTAAGTGATCCTGCTTGGTTAAAAATTTATAAAACATCATTAGCCGTTATATTTTCGCCAATATATTTATCATTTATGTTTATTAAATCCATAATATTTAGAACACCCAATTAAAATAATATTATTTTAAATTAAATTAAAATAATATTATATAATATAATGGGAGATATTAAAGAAAAGAGCACTGAACATTGGGTTAAAGTCGCGATAACACTATTGTTAAAATTAATTTTAACCATTATTGTTATAAAATTATCTTGGGGTTGTAATCAAAATATGAACATAATTTTAAGATTAATTGGAACAGCAGTATCCACATTATTTAGTGAAATTTATATAATGTATTATGCTTTTTATCGATTATATTTAGGAAATGCTTGTCCAATTTAAAACTTTATTATATATTATTATAATAATAATGGCTTTGATTTTTAGTACATATGAAATTAGTTATTTTATGATATTAGTTTCATTTTTTATATTAGATTATATTTATAGTATTCAATTATTTAATATAATTGTTATTAACAGTATTGTGTTGGAATATATCTATAACTGTTATAAACAATGTAATTTATATAATATAGTGTTTGGATTTATTTGGCTAACCCCTATATTTTTATTGGTTAATGAATATGTTCCTATTGGAATATCCGATCGAGATGATATATTTAAATTAATTATACTTAACAGTGTATCGGACACGACCCAATCATTTATGGGGAAATTATTGGGAAAATATATGGATTACAGACCATTTAAATACATTTCACCTTCAAAAACATTAATAGGTTATATAGGAGGTTTAAGTATAACATATGTAATAGCTCTACTGTTAAATTTTAACAATATATTTATACTGTTATTACTAAATGTCTTGGGAGATTTGGGGGCTTCTTATATTAAAAGAACTATGGGAATTAAAGATTTTTCGTATATATTTGGAGCGAAGGGGGGTATTTTGGATCGGGTAGACTCTTCTACATTGAATATACCGTTTAATTATTTTTATAAATATTATTGTTAATCGATTAAAAATTATTATTATTTTTAATCGAATAAAAATAATAATAGTTTAATATAGTATGGAATACCATTATATTATTGCGTTATGTTTAGGACTTATATCTATAATTATTAGTGTTAGATATATGACAGTAACTACGAATATGTACAATGAGATAAAATATATTCGTAGTAAGTGCATGTTAATTAATAAACATGGTAAAATTTCTAATATGATTTTAAATATACAGAAAAATCATGGACTTTCGTTAAAAGATATTAAAAATATATTATTAGTTAGAAATAGTAGTAGAGAAGATTATAAAAATTTTACCTACTATGATACAAAACATCGTAATATGTATGATAAGGACAAAATCATTTTAGATACTAAAATTAAAAAACTTTCACATCCACACGTTTATAAATATACATTGGATTATATAAACTCTTTAGATAAAAAGGAACTAGATAAAAATAATAATAGAACAAAATTTAAATTAAATTATGATTTCTAAATATTAT